AACCGGATACAAGGGAGCATCCTCGGCAACCGGATACAAGGGAGCATCCTCGGCAACCGGCACCTGTGGAGCATCCTCGGCAACCGGATACTGTGGAGCATCCTCGGCAGAAGACAAGGATGCAGTAGCTGTTGCTTGGGGTTACAAATCAAAAGCCAAGGGCGTTCTTGGGGCATTTCTTGTTTTTGCAGACTGGGAATACACTGGTTCAGAAGATGATACAGAATATGACAGAAATAACCAGAGTGCATGGGTTCTTAACGGTGCAAAGATGGTGCAGGTTGATGGGGAAAATATCAAGCCGGATACTTGGTATACGATTGAAAATGGAGAGATTGCGGAGGTATCGGAATGAGAAAAAGGATTGCAAGTGTTTTTACAATTATTCTGCTGACATTAAGCTTTGCAGGATGCGATATTGCTTCTTGGAAGAGTGGAATAAACGACATTAAGGGACAGCTTGTTGGTAATTCGTTTGAGTGCCAGTTTTATGACAACTACGGAGAAAGATTTTTGACGGCAAGCGGAACAAAAATCGGAATGACAGGTAATGTCATTGAAGAAAGCAAAATCGATTCTACAGACGGTTCTTCATCAATTGAGTACAGTTTATCATCTGTTGTGACAATCAATATTGATGGAAAACAGATACAGAGTTGCGGAGACACAATTATATTTTCTGAAAGTGGCTTGATGCCTGATGCGGAGTTTCAGTTATCAGATATTCGGAGCAAAACAGGAGGAAGTTTTTCGGAAAATACGGCTATTTCTGGAATTGTAAACGAGTACAAAAACTTTTTTGGAAAAGGGCAGGTAGTTGTAATCCAAAGCCAGTTAGGTGTCCCGATTTGCGCATATTCCGGAGACGATGTGTATTGGGAGGTCAGAAACGATTTGCCGAAAACGACAAAACTCATGATTGATGGAAAGGCTTTGTATATCCATAGAGCAAATTTCCAGATTATTGACAAGGAATTGATTGAGTAGGAGGTCTCAGAATGAATTACATAAAAGCAAAATATCCAAACCAGAGCCGGTCATATATATTTGCCACATCAGACGATGTAAAAGCCGGTGACACGGTTGTAAATGCCAAAGGCGCAAAGCTGAAAGTTACGGATGAAACAGTGGATATGAAGTGGGTAGAGACCTACGGTGCTGATAAGATTGCAGTTGTGAAGAAATATTATGAGCCGGTAGATGCCGGAGAAAGTGAGGGAAAATAATTATGGCAGAGAACACAGCAGTAACAAAGACAGAGGAAAGGACAGAAATGAATACGCAGCTTTCTTATTATGCGAACCAGTACACAGGGCTTATGGAGCGTGACTTCGCAGAGCATGGACTTGTGTTTGATGATTATTCCAAGCAGTGCGCTATGGCATCTATGAGCGCGATTTACAACCTTGTTACATCCAACAAAGCAGCTATGAGCAACTTGAATGGTTCTAATTTGAGACAGGTTATAGGGCAGGTATCAAGCCTTCAACTTAATGCCAATGCTGTACCAAGAGAGTGCTATTTCCAATTGAGAAGCAAGCAGGACGCAAACGGAAACTGGTACAAGGAAGTAGAAATGGGAATTGAAGGAGACGGAAACGATGCGCTTCTCCGCAACTTTGGTGTTGATGTTAAAAAGGTATATCCAGTATGGCTTGTGAAAGAAGGGGATGAGTTTACATATCCGAAGCACAGAGGCGTTGAAGTTACGCCGCCGGAGTGGGAAGAAAAAGGATTGTCACAGAAAGTAATCCGTGTTGTCTATCCTGTTGAAATGAATGATGGAAAAATCGAGTACATGATTGCAGAGCGTGAAAGCGTAAAAGGAAATCTTTTCGCTCATGTCCGTAATAATCTTTTGAATGAAACTTTCGGTTTACTTGGGACAAAAAAAGATAAGAGTGGAAAGGTTGTACCCAGAACGAGATATGATGCTACGGATGAAGAAAAGAAAGCTATATCAGAAAAGAAAAATGAAATTCTGAAATCACTTTTAGACTGTAAGACTATTGAAGATATGCTTGCTTGTGAAGTTGCAAGACCGTACATGAGTGCCGCATGGCTTGATACATCGGAATCCATGATTGTTCGTAAGATGCGTAATAACGCAATCAAGAAGCATCCAAAAGACCTCAATGCCATCGCAAAACAGTCTCTTATGCAGATGGATGAGACCTATCAGCAGACACAGGAAGAAATTGCAGAAAACGCAAACACAGAGGATTTCCCTGTTGAGCCGGAAGTTGCAGAAACTGTGGAAGAGCCAAAGATGGCAGATAAACCGGAAAAGGTAGAGACGGAAGTTGTTGAGAATGACAATGATTTGCCGGACTTCATGAAGTAGGAGGTGGAAATGGATAAAAGTTTTATACATGAATTTAACGAATTTAAAGTAAGAAATACTAAAAAATGTAGATGTAAAATTTGTGATAAAGAATTAAGTAATGAAAAGATCATATATCTAAAATCGTTTAGATTACAAAGTCAGCCGTTCCATATATGTATTTCTTGTTGGAAAAAATTAAATATATTGGTTGAAGAAAGTTTATCTTAAATAAATTTATAAAACTGGAGAATAAGTAAGTGAAGTAGTTCAGTGGAAATCACTGTTTCTTGATACGGATAAGAGTTGCGAGAAATGCAGAATCTATCCGGTACGACCGGAAATCTGCAAACAGTTCATTTGCGACAATGAGCAGAGAGCAAAGCACAATAGGACATTGTTGGGACAGACGAGACAGATTATTGATGGGAGGAGTGAGTTCTTTAATGAGACTTAAAGTTTTAGGTTCTGGTTCATCCGGTAATTGCTACATGCTGGAGAATGACAAGGAAGCTTTGATAATCGAAGCCGGGTTGCCTTTTAGGGAAGTCAAGAAAGCACTGGATTTCAATGTGATGAAAATTAAGGCTGTGATTACTACCCATTTCCATATTGACCATAGTCTTTATAGCTTACAATATGTGCAAGCTGGCATTCCTGTTTTTGAACCATGCAGACCGCCGATAAAATATTCTGCAATGCGTTTTAGAAAAGGAAATTTTGACATAATGGCATTTGAAAACCGTGATAAATCTGGAAGATGGCTACATAACAACGGAGACGGTTCAGAGTGCCCGTGCGTTGGGTTTTACATTACGCATCCAGAGATGGGAAGCCTTGTGTATGCAACAGACACGGAATACGTCAGATGGCGATTTAATGGTGTTAATCACATCATGGTGGAAGCCAACTACGATATGCAGTTTGTGAACCGAGAAGAGCCAAATTACGAGCACAGATTAAGAGGTCATATGAGCTTACCAACGGCACTTGACTTTATTTTTACTAACGATAATCCGGCATTGCGAAATGTCGTTCTAATTCACTTATCAGATAAATCAGCAGATTCGGCATTATTCAAACAAAAGACAGAAGAAACAATTAAATATGGATCAGATGTTTACGTGGCGGAACGTGGATTAGAGGTTGATATGAACCTTTTCCCGTTTTAAGGAAGCGAGGAATAAGTGAATGAATAAAGTGATTTTAATGGGAAGATGCACCAAAGACCCGGAAGTAAGATGGTCGCAGGGTGAGAAGTCAACAGCTATCGGTAGAATTACTCTGGCGGTTGACCGGAAATTCAAGCAGGACGGACAGACAACGGCGGATTTTATCAACTGCCTTGCGTTTGGTAAAAGAGCAGAGTTCCTTGAAAAATATTGCAAAAAGGGAACAAAGCTTGTAATTGAAGGAAGCTGGCAGACCGGAAGTTACACCAACAAAGATGGCAATAAGGTGTACACCAATGAGTGTTTGATCGAAAGCTGTGAATTTGCAGAGAGCAAACAGGCTTCGCAGGACAACGGAAGTTACAAACCGCAGCCTATGACAGATTCGGATGGTTTTATGCATATTCCGGATGGAATTGAGGAAGAGTTGCCTTTTACTTAAAAATAACTCGGATAAATCAATGGAAGGGAGATATGTATGTTATTGATTGAGGACAAAGGCCAGAAAGAGGGTCAGCACATACTTAAGAATCGCTATTTTGATCGTAATGACATAGAGGTGCTGCGAGCACCTCTTCCAGTTGGAGATTATGTTATCGCGGAAGGAACCGTTCTTGACGTTATAAGACGAAAGTCAGCAAGAAAGATGGAAGTTAAGAAGATGGACTTTATTGGAAGCTACAAGGTTGCCGTAGATACCAAGAAGGACATGCAGGAGATTACGGGAAACGTCTGCGGGAAACAGCATCCAAGGTTCCGAGACGAGTGTATTTTGGCGCAGAACAACAATATAGCACTGTATGTTTTGGTTGAGAACATGGATGGAATAAAAACTGTTGAAGACGTTTTTCATTGGCACAATCCAAGGCTTGAGAGATACAACAAGATAAAGTACATGCATGGTATTGGAAAGTGGTTGAATGTATCGCTTCCAAAGGCGCCGCCAACGAGCGGGGAAGTCCTTGGAAAAGCAATGCTGACAATGCAGCTTAAGTACGGCGTGGAATTTGTTTTTTGCAGACCGGAAGATGCAGGATCGCGTGTCATTGAGCTTTTGGAAGTAGAAAAGTGATAATTTTTTGGAACTTGAAGGAGATATTATGGCAAGTAAGCGGATGTTTCGTATAGATTTAGTGACGTCAGATGCTTTTCTTGACATGCCGCTCACAGCGCAGGGGTTGTTTTTTCATTTATGCATACGGGCAGATGACGACGGTTTTGTTGACTGCGCCAATAAAACAGTAAGAGAGTGCCAGGCTTCAAAGGAAGACTTGCAAATTCTCATTGACAAACATTATGTTCTTACTTTTCCAGGATCTAATGTTATTGTCATAAAACATTGGAAATTGCATAACTGCATTCAGAAAGATCGTTATAAGCCAACCAATTATGCAGAAGAAAAAGCAATGCTTTATACGAAAAGGAACGGCGCATACACATTCGATTCTTCAAAAAATTTTTCTGGATTGAATGCAATAAGGAGCGCAGGAAGCTCTCCGGGGAAAGAAGCGGAAGCGTGCATACCGTCGTTGGCGGAAGTGGCTGATTATTGCCGTGAGAGGAAGAATGGTGTGATTGCCGAAGCATTTATTGATTACTACAAATCAATAGGTTGGAAACGTAATGGAGAAATAATAACCGACTGGAAAGCCGCATTAAGGAGTTGGGAGAAGCAAGAGAAAGAGAGAAACCCAAGGTCAAAAAACAAATTTAATAACTTTCATCAGAGATCTTATGACTATGATGAATTAGAAAAAACTTTGGTAGAAACAAATGTTAAGGAAGGGCGTGATAAGAAATGATGGAAATGGGCGAATGCGAAATTTGCAACAGATACCGACATGCAAAGCATAAAGGTGAACAGTTGGAGATTCTTGCGGAACTAAACGACGTCCCAAGGCACAAAATTATTGGGATTTTATTGGAAAACGGAGAAAATGTAAAACTTCCAATAAGAACAAGGGGAAGAAAACGCAATACGGATTTTACAGAAAAAGAATACCAGAAAGCATTGCTTAATAGACTCGATGAATTGGACGATCAAATTTCTGATCGTGAAAATGAATTCAAAGATATATGCACTGTTCTTTTTGGAATTCGGTTCGATTGAGATAAAAAGAAAGGAGAACTAATTCATGAGAAATAAAGATGAAGAACTTAGGCGTGAGGGAATGGCGTATGCCTTGCGAATTGCAAAGGAGAATGGAATTGACTCTCTGGAAGAAGAGTGCCGCTTTCGCGGCGCAACAAAATTACCACTTGCGCTACCAAAGAATGCAATAGATGAATGCGTCAGCAAGATTAAAGCAAATACCATAGACACGGTAACGATTTTGTCTGCAATGGTTTTGCACGACGAGTTTGAATTTGGTAAAAGCCGCATACAAAGATTTGTTGATCGCTTCAATAAAAAGGCAGAATGCATCATGGATGATTATGCCACATGGGAAGACCAGATACAGATTTTGAGAGAAGAGTGTGGATTGGATTTTAAAATTCGCAGAAATGAAACTGATGTAAAAGTGAAGTAACCATGAAAACGGAATACGATCAACGAACGGAGATTCGCTTAAGAGATTTTTGGAGGTGCCGTATCAGTTGCGGTGCAAAAAGGAGCAGGGAAATGATTGAATGTATGAGAACAGTAGCGAGAATGCCGGAGTTTGGACGGTGGATTCCGGTAAGTGAGAGACTTCCGGAAGATGATACATACATTTTGCTTTCATACGGGAATTGCACGCTTCCGGACATCGGCAGATATGAAGTTGATAAGGACGGGAACGGTGCATTTTATCCTGGAGATGAGGATAGAAGTTGTGCGTCATTCGAGTTATTTGTGAACGCGTGGATGCCGCTGCCGAAACCATACAGAGAAAGCGAGGCATGATATGAAAGAAGAAACGAAGATGGAGATAAGCGCGGCACTAACGCTATTAAAAAACACACTGATAAAAAATGGTGTAAGCATTGCACTTGCCGGAAGTGAAGATGCTGGGGAAGATGATGGTCGCATTCTGTTTTTTGATACGGATGAATATTACAGAACCGGAAAAATGGATGGAGTATCAGTAAAAACCGTGGATTTAGTGAGGTAGAAATATGAAAAATGGAATACATCCTGATGGATACATAGTTGAAAAGAAAAGAACCAATGCAGACCGGATCCGAAGCATGACGGATGAGGAGTTGGCAAAATGGTTTGATGCTGTGACGAAAGACGTACTTGGTGGAAGCACTTGGAATAAAAAAGGATGGCTTAAATGGCTTCGGGCAGAAAGCGAGGGATAGCATGGAGAGATTAACGACAAATAAAAGCGCAGCTGATATGTCAATGGTTGAGCTGGCATATAACAGTTGCTATGTAGACAGCGAAGGTAATGCCAGATATAGAGATTATGAGATGGAAATGGATGCACGAGATTTCGCCAGAAACCTCATGGTCACATTGACAAAAGATGAGTTGCCAGTAGATGATACAGAGTTTGACGAGGAAATACTGGACAATTTAACAATAGACCCATTTTCAGATGTCCGTGGTCTGATTGCCATGTTCTACCGTAATATGTGGGCAATGGCAGACTTAAGAGAAAAGCTGAAACGCGATGAGGATGCCGAGGAACAGGGATTGCGTCTGCGGTTGCCGTGTGGAATTGGCGCGGATGTATATTCCATTCCTAGCAAGACAAACTTTCTCTTGAATTTGTTAAATAGACACGAAGAAGAGAACCGAGTATTCCACCAGACCGTTGACAGAATCATATTCAAAAAGGGTGGATGGTACATGGAATGCGATTCAGATTTGAAGTATGGAACGGGGAGGATTCTGCTTGATACAAGCTATGGAGTTACCTGGTTTTTAACAAGAGCGGAAGCCGAAGCGAAGCTGAAAGAAATGGAGGGTGCCAATGACGGAGAATGAAGCAAAAATATTTATTCAAAATGCTATGGAACAATCAAGAAATGTATTGGCAGAACTGATGCTAATAATGCCAAAGGTATTTGCGGCTAAAAGAAAGAGCCTGGGTGAGTATTACAGCAACCTCGAAAACTGCAAAAAAGAAATTGAGTCATGCGAGGTGGCGATACGGGCACTGGAAGAGATTCAGCGCTGGCATACGTCAGTTGTTAATCCCAACATCAAAAATGAGTTTGCAAACCGTTCGACGCAGATTTGTGTGAACTGCGACCACAAAGATGAATACATCGAGGAACTGGAAGCAGAAGTGGAAGAGTACCGCACAATCGGCACACCGGAAGAATTGCAGGAGATGAAGAAAGATTTTGCTGAAGCGTTAAGCGACTGGCGGCAATATCGTAAGGTTGGAACTTTAGAAGAATGCCAGGCGGCGATGGAGAAGCAGATTCCATATAAGCCATCACGTAAAAAATTGGTTTGGGGTATTGGAAAATGCAAATGTGGTGTTGAATTTCTGGACAGAAAAACAGGCTTCTGCGGGAATTGTGGTCAGAGGTTAGATTGGAGTGACGAAGAATGAGGAAAGAACTTAAACCATGCCCGTTCTGTGGCAAGAAACCCATAATCGAACATTGGAGCAGCGATGGAATGATGTATATGGTTAAGTGTAATAATCCGGATTGCCCAGTTCCTGTTGTATCTTATCCAAACGGTCGTGATTTGAATATGGTAATTAAAGAATGGAACAGGAGGGCGAACGATGGGACTGATTGATGCAGATAAGTTTAAACAACAGGTTGCAGGAATGGTTATTTCCATGCATTATCCTGCATGGCAAATCATGCATACAACTGTTGGAAGGACTTTATGGAGGTGCCGAAATGATAAATGGGGAGTTAATCGTAGACAACTTCGCCGGTGGCGGTGGAGCTTCTACCGGGATAGAACTAGCAACCGGATATAGCGTTGATATTGCCATTAACCACGATCCGGAAGCAATCAAGATGCACAAAGCAAATCACCCGAATACAAAGCACTACTGCGAAAACGTATGGGCGGTTGATCCGGTTAAGGCTTGCAAAGGACATCCTGTAGCACTTGCCTGGTTCTCGCCAGACTGCAAGCATTTTTCAAAAGCGAAAGGTGGAAAGCCGAAGGATAAAAACATTCGTGGTCTTGCATGGGTAGCCTGCCGCTGGGCGGGGCTGGTGCGACCGAGGGTCATCATGCTTGAGAATGTGGAAGAATTTAAGACATGGGGACCACTTGGGCGGCGTCATCATCCAATCAAGGCAAAGCAGGGAAAGACGTTTGAAAAGTTTGTGCAGCAACTTACAGATCTTGGGTATGAGGTGCAATGCCGGGAGCTGATTGCCGCTGATTACGGCGCACCGACCATGCGGAAAAGATTTTTTATGATCGCACGTTGCGATGGCAAGCCGATTGTTTTTCCAGAGCCGACACACGGACCGTCAGACAGCGAAGCGGTTAAGGAAGGACTTGTCAAACCTTATGTTGGAGCATGCACGCAACTTGACTTTTCACTTCCATGTCCGTCCATCTTTGACACATCGGAAGAGATCAAGAAAAAGTACGGAATCAGGGCGGTACGTCCGTTGGCGCCGAAGACAATGGAAAGGATCGCAAGAGGATTAAAAAAGTTCGTCCTCGACAATCCGGAGCCGTTTATTATCCAATGTAATCATGGTGGAGAGCGCAGACCGAACGATATTCGGAAGCCAATGCCGACCATCACTGGAAAGCATGGGTATGGAATTGTGGAGCCGACGCTTGCACCTTATATGGGGACAAATACAACGAATCATCCGGGTGGAAACTGCAAAGATCCGATACATACGATCACCACAGGTAATCAACAATGCCTTATTAGCCCGACGCTTATCCAATACCATTCTGAAACGGCGCAGGGAGAAGTTCGGGGACAGACGATTGAAGATCCTATAATGACGGTGGACGGATCGAACAGATATGGACTGGTCACATCATTCATCCAAAAGTATTATGGCGGAAATTATCAGGGAAACGGCTCTGACATTAAAGAGCCATTGCACACCATTACGACACTTGAAAGAAACGCTATGTGTGCAGTAAACCTTATTCAGATGAATAATCATTGTGATGGAAGGGATGTAAAAGAGCCAATTCCGACAATCACAGCAGGAGACGGTCATTTCGGAGAGGTGAGAGCTTTTTTAATCAAATATTATGGACAGGGAACTGGACAGGATATAAAGGCACCGTTGGACACCGTGACGGCGCAGGACAGATTCGGACTGGTAACCATCAATGGCGTAGATTATCAGATAGCGGACATCGGACTGCGGATGTTGGAGCCACGGGAGTTGTATGGATGCCAGGGTTTTCCAGAGGATTACATAATCGACCATGATTATACCGGCAAGACGTATCCGCGGAGCGAACAGGTGCGCCGCTGCGGCAATGCAGTGTGTCCGCCGATACCGGCAGCGCTGGTCAGAGCAAATCTTTCGGAACTGTGCGTAGCGGAACGTATGCCAAACATGCAGATAGAAGCAGAGCAGACCGGACAGCTCCGGTTCGCATGAGATCAAACAGCTATAGTCCCCGCCAGCAGTAATGCGGCGGGGCGGAAAGAGAGGATAATAGATGGAGAAATTTTTTACAATTAACAAAGACAGTGATTTTTATAAAGCATATGTATAGTATCAGAAAGATGTAAAAGCGAATGCGCAGGCATTTAAGAAATTTTCCGAGGAACACGGGATTGAGTCGACGCAATATATTCCAGACGATAGAGCGGTAATAATTATTCCAACTGAAAATGATTTGCAGAAATTTCAGGGTATGTTTACAAAAAATAAATTGTATTACGAAAACGGTGTTAGACGTTTCAGAGCAAACTGTCAAATTACCAAGGATTGGCTTGAGATTGCAAAGACGGTACCAAAGCCGAAAAAACCGGATTACTTCTGCTACGGAATGAGATTTTGTGGGAAATATAGCACAAGGTGCTTTATGATCGGCGATGTTTTATATGGTTCGGCGGAGAATGTAGAAGTAAAGCTACTCGACTTTATGACAGAAATTAAAGCGAGCGAGTTTTATAAGGCAATCGAGGAAGAAGAGAGCAGAGAAAAGGAGCAGTTATGAAAAAGAAAATTTTAACAGCAACACTCTTGATCGCCGGATGCAGTGACACAGAAAATGTCAGCGCGGGGCAGGATAACACAATGGTGTTGGTGGAAAGTGAGCTGAATTACAGTATCTACGCGGACAAGGACACAGGCGTCATGTATCTGTATATTGGGAGTGGGAGTGGTGGCGGTCTTACAGTCATGCTTAATGCAGACGGTACACCGAAGATTTGGCAGGGAGAAAAATAAAATATTGGAGGATATTGGCTTATGAAGTTTTCAAAACTGACTAAGCCAGAGCTTGAAGAAATTATTGAAAACGCCAATTTTACAGAGCAGGAAGAGGAAATATTTTATCTTCTTGCCCGTGGACTTATTTCAAAAGAAATAGCCATGAGACTATGCGTATCAACAAGAACAGTGGAAAGAAGAATTTTTGATATTAAACAGAAAGTAAAAAAGTTAGAAGGTGAGTTAAACGGGAAATCTTTCAAATAGTGAGTTGTTGAATATTGCCATCGAAAATGGTATTATCAACATAGACACCATTCAGAAAAAAATTGAAATGAACGAAAGGAAAAAATTTATTGAAAAACACACTTACAGCATTTGGCAAGGAAAAGATGGAAAGTTTTACACATATTTGCCAGATGAAGATAATAAGAGAGGAAAGAGACTTGTAAAGAGAACATCTGAAAAAGCAATTGAAGATGAAATAGTAAAGTTCTATAAAGCTAAGGAGGATGAACCTACAGTTATTCAGGTATATTCTAATTGGATTTCTGAAAAACTTGAATATGGTGAAATAACAAGACAGACAAAGGACAAGTACGAGACAAATTTTAAAAGATTTTTTGAAAATAAGTATTTGCCGATTGCAAATAGAAAAATCCGGTACATTGATGAAGAAATATTGGAATCATTCATAAAAACAGCTATTTCAAAACTGGAACTTACACAAAAAGCTTATTCTGATATGCGGATATTGATTAACGGAATTTTCAAATATGCAAAGAAAAAACATTATACCAGCTTAAGCATAACCAGTTTCATGGGTGATTTAGAAATTTCGGAAAAGTCATTTAAAAGGAATCATAAGTCTGACAACGAATTAGTTTTTTCTAAGGATGAAGAACTTTTGATTGAACAATTCATAATGGAAGACCAGCCTACGTTGATTGAACTTGGAATTATTTTGGCATTTAAAACAGGACTAAGAGTTGGAGAAATATCCACGCTTTCATGGTCAGATATTGAAGAAAATAAGATACATATATCAAAGACAGAAATACGATACAGAGATGATAGTGGCAAATACGTGTTTGATGTTCAGAATTTTCCAAAGAGCGATGCCGGATTTAGAGATGTTATAATTACCGAAGATACCAATGAACTTATGAGAAAAATAAAAATGCTTAACCCTTTTGGAGAATATATTTTTATGAAAAACGGTAAAAGGATAAAAGGACAAGCATTTACAAGACGTTTATATGTGATCTGCGATAAGGTTAAAATTGGTGAGCGCTCAATTCATAAGGCGAGAAAAACATATGCTACAAAGCTTATAGATGGAAATGTTCCAGAATCTGTAATAAAAACGCAAATGGGTCATACTGATATTAGAACAACGCTTGACCATTATTATTTTAATAATAAAACAGAGAGTGAGATGCAAGAATACATTGCGAAAGCACTATCGATGTAAAAGGTAACACGAGGTAACACCTTTAGGTGTAAAGAAACCTAGTATTTATGCGGGTTTGCGGGGTTTGATACCGAGTTCAAATCTCCCTTCCGCTACTATTTTTTTAAAATTGAAAACCTTGTGAAGCCTTGATTTTACTGGAAGAAAGGAGATTCTGAATGGTGCCTTTTCTGAAAGTAAAAATCAAAGGTAACACCAAAGGTAACACGAACAAACGTACGAACGCTTAAGGCGTTCTTTTTTTATTGCAATTTTGGCGGTGATACGGCGGGAAACAGGCGTTATTTAGACGGTATTCTGGCGGTTTTACCGTCTTTTTTTATGCCACAATATAAGCAAAGGGAGGGATGATAATGTTTTCTGACGATGTTCTTGAGAAAATTTTTGCCAGAAAAGAATTGCAATCATTAGATTTGTCAACGCAGTCATCTATCATTCACGCAATCGAGGATGTTTTGGAGGAGGTTGAAGAAAATGAACATGAACGGAGTTTATCCGGCACCGGGATATAGTCAGCAAATTCCTTATCAGGCATCATATGGGTATAATCCATATGGTAATCAGCAAAGAATTGAACAGCCGCAAAATTATTTTCAACCGGCGCAAACACAGCAAATTCAGCAGACACAAATGACGCCTATTGGAATAAATGGGAAAATTGTGCCTTCTGTTGAAAATATTACTGCAAACGATGTGCCGATGGATGGAAGCGTGGCGTTTTTCCCAAAGCAGGATATGTCGGAAATATACGCCAAAAGCTGGAACTCAGATGGTACAATCCGCACAATCGTTTTTAAGCCTGTTTTAAATGATATGACTAACAATTTATCGCATGAGACGGAAAAAATGAAATTTGACCTATCAGACGAGTGCACAGGGGCATTTATGGGAAAGTTTGACGAACTGTTTTGGAAAATTGAACAGTTAGAGGAACGTATTGGTAAAATTCCGGTTCCACAGAAAAAAACTTCTCAAATTAAAAAGGAGAGTGAATCCGAATGAATCCGATACAAATAATTTTAAATCAAATGATAAATTCTCCGCAGATACAAAACAATCCAATGGCTAAAAATGCCATGCAGATGTATCAAAGCGGAGATACGGTCGGACTTAAGACAATGGCAGAAAATCTCTGCAAAGAAAGAGGAATTACAGTAGATGAAGCAAAACAAAAGGTTATGAATATGTTTAATCATTAGTACATTTTGGGTTGCGCGCATAATAACCGGTTATCCCATTTGTAAATAAATCAGATGGAGGTAAACAAAATGTTTAATGGAAACGCATCTCCTAGTCTTGCTGATATTGCAGCAGTGACAGGAAACGGGAGAAACAATGATGGTATGTGGGGCGGCGATGGCTGGTGGGCTATCATTATCTTCGCTATGATCTTTGGCTGGGGCGGCTTTGGCGGCAATGGCTGGGGAGGAAACGGAGGTATGGGAGCAACAGCATCTGCATACACCGACTCTGCAATTCAGCGTGGATTTGACACGCAGGCTATCATCGGAAAGTTAGATGGCATCACAAATGGTCTCTGTGATGGATTTTACGCACAGAATACCGCCGTTATGAACGGTTTCCATGGTGTAGACAATGCAATCTGCAACCTTGGATATCAGACGCAGCAGGGATTTAATACCACAAACGTGACACTTATGCAGGCACAGAATGCTTTGCAGTCCCAGATGGCAAATTGTTGCTGCGAGACCAGAGAGGCTATCCAGGGTGTGAACTACAATATGGCGCAGAACACCTGTGCGCTGCAGAACACCATGAACAGCAACACGAGAGACATTATTGACAGTCAGCAGGCAGGAACAAGGGCAATCCTTGATTACCTGTGCCAGGAAAAGATTTCTTCCTTACAGGCAGAAAATAACGACTTAAGAAGAGCCGCTTCACAGGATCGCCAGTCTGCATTGCTCACTACTGCAATGTCGGCACAGACCCAGCAGATCATCAACGCTGTAAATCCGGCTGCAATCCCGGCATATGTTGTGCCAAATCCTAACGCTTATGCGTATGGTTGTGGATGCAACACAGGATGTAGCTGCTAAAAGTAGTTGCTACACAAAATTGAATAATTGAGTATCTTAATTGAGTTTAACTCGACTATGTCTGCAAAAGCAGTATTACTTATAAACGCAAAGGGCAGACTGAAATATGTTTGCCCTTTATTTCATGAATAGGAAGGTAGAATACATGGACGAAATTAAAAATAAATTTATCGAAGCAATCAAAAAGATTGATTTTGAAAAGCTTAACATTTCGGAGCTTAAAACTCTTGCGGAAATAACTGGATCAGTAGAAAAAATGGCAAAAAAAGATTATTCTGAGCTATTGATGGAAAAATTTTCTCCAGACCACGGATTTGTTTTTTCGAGCTCCGATACAAAAACAATAGCAGAATTAAAATAAGGAGGTCATATTATGGCAGAATTTACAGGAATTGCATTACAAACAGTTGCACAGGGCGAAGATGTAGCACTTACAGAAACTCCGGTATGCGCAACAAAATGCATTGTTCATAGACAGGGAAGCGGCATTGTTAAATTAAGAGGACTTACAAATCAGTGCCGGGCAAGATTTTTGGTATCTTATTCCGGAAACATTCAAATTCCTACAGGTGGCACAGTTGAAGCTATTTCACTGGCTATTGCAATTGATGGAGAACCGTTGCAGTCAACTCGAATGATTGTTACACCGGCGGCAGTTGAAAACTTCTTTAACGTTTCGGCGCAGGCATATGTGGACGTTCCTCGCGGTTGCTGTGTTACGGTAGCGGTACAGAATACGTCTGCGCAGGCAATCGAGGTTCAGAACAGCAATTTAATTGCGGTCCGGGAAGCATAGGGGGGCGGTTTTATGGATATTATGAGAATGCACGACATGATTGAAAAACTGTCTGAATGTGCTAAATGCGAAATTGACAAAGGAATTGAAAATATAGACCCATGCGAAATGGGACAGGTTACAGATATGATGAAAGACCTTGCAGAAGCAATGTATTATCGTACATTGATGAAAGCAATGGAAGAATCCAGTGCAGATGAAACAATGGAAATGTTTGAGCGTTACGGAGACGGCAGACGGTATTATGACCGTTACCGGTATGCAGACGGCAGATTTGCGCCAAAGGGAAGAGGAACGCGGAGAGGATATGACGAACCTCCGTACTGGCACATGACACCGGAAATGTACCGGGAAATGGAACACGACCGTGATATGGATCGTTCTTCCGGCAGAATGTATTATACCGAGCCTAAAATGACACCAGATGGTGGAATGCGTGATCGCAGAGAGGGCAAAAGCGGCATGAGCCGCAGAAGCTACATGGAAAGCAAAGAGCTTCACAAAGGCAATACGCCAGAAGACAAGGATGCAAAGATGCATGACCTTGAAAGATACATGAAAGAGCTTTCGGAGGATATGGCGGAACTTATCTCCGACATGACACCGGAAGAGCGCACAATGACAAAAAGCAAGCTGTCAACGCTTGTTTCCAAAATGTAATGGCAGGGGCAGAAATGCCCCTGTTTGTTTGAACATTGACAACTGAATATCAGCTAGTGATTTGTGGATTTGGAAATTTTTCAAAAAGGTATTGACTTTTTGTGCGTACTATTATATATTAAATGTGCGTACAGAAAGAAGGTGCTGAGAATGTCTCCACGCACAGGCAGACCTAAAGTTGACAATCCTATGAATGAAAGACTTTATGTTCGAGTATCGAAGCAAGAAAAAGATGAAATTATGAAATTTTCATCAGAAAGTGGATATTCCATATTAGAACTTATAAGGGCGGGGATTGAAAAGCTAAAAGGTCAAAAAAAATAAGAAGTTGCCACGCTACCAACGAAAACAACTTCTTATCAACCGAGATAACTCTCTGTGAAATATTTTATCATAGAGAGTATCTCTTTTCAAGAAAAAATTGAAAGGAAGGAAAAATCTATGACCAGAACCGAAACAATTGAGAAAATAGCAGAACTTTTGAGCACGCAGAGCATCTATGTATGCGAAGCAATATACAAAGCCGCAAAGAACATTTCCGAACCGCAGGAAGAGAAAGGCGGTGCAAGATAATGAACAAATTTTTAGAAATAGTATACGCAAGTCAAATTGCAGATGAGGAACAGGGCGGGAAATGGCGCGAATTTTTTGAGCCGCTCACGGAGAGACTTAAGGGCATTGTAAGCGAAAGTGTTTATGATGAATTGCTCGAACTTCTTATTGACTGTACTACTGACAGCAACCGATTCTATGCCGTAGAGGGCATGAAACTTGCTATCGGCATTATGGATGGAACTTATGTTCCAAAAATATAAGAGGGGGGATTTGCTGATGAACGATATTCATATGAAACAATTAGAACAGACGTTAACCAGTATGGAAGTTGCGGAAATGGTCGAAAAGACACACGCCAATTTATTAAAAGATATCCGGCGATACTGTAAGCAATTAGGAGAAGTAAATATTGACTTTTCCGATTTCTTCATAGAAAGCACATATTGTACAGAGCAGAAAAAAAGTTGTCCATGCTACGACATCACGAAGAAAGGATGTGAATTTATCGCCCACAAGCTGACCGGAGTAAAGGGAACGGCTTTCACAGCTCAATACATCAATCGCTTTCACGACATGGAACAGGCTCTGAAAAATACGCAGGCTGAAATTCCGGAGAAAGACCCGTTTGAGCACTGGGAGATTCGATGGAAACATGAAACGGAAACATGGTTTTCAAAGAACAACTGGAAGTTAAGTATAATCCTAGAACGGTTTGGTTGGACTCGAAAATTTTTATATCACAAGATTCTTGTGGAATTATCGGATCTGCATAACTTACGCGCAATCGAAAAGGCATATTACGCCAGTTATGGATATCCACCGGAATACGCTCTTGATCTGCTTGATTTTAATAGAGACCTCAACGATACGGCGACAAGATACATCAATTACCTACTTATTGAAGAATAAAAGGCAATATAAGCATGAATTTAGAAACCACTAGCTGATATTTGGCTGGTGGTTTCTTTTTTTGGAGGTAAAATATGTTTTTAATAAATGGTATTGAATGGAAAATAGAATTTGTTCACAGTGCAAGCGGTAAGCTGATTCGCTCTGATGGCTCTACAAGCCTCGCTGTGACAGATTGGAACGACAGGGCTATATATGTTTCAGATAAACCGAAAAATGGCTATTTGCGCAAAATACTGGCTCATGAGCTTTGCCATTGTTTTTGTTTTTCCTATAACATTCATATGCCGATTGAGCAGGAAGAGTATCTCGCGGACTGGATAAGCCTGTATGGGGCAGATTTGATTTATTTGCTGGATGATTTGATGGCAAACATTGATTGGAGGGCGGCATAGTGGACAAAATAGATGAATTGTTAATGTATGTGCAGAAGACAAACCCGGAAATGACAAGGGAAAAGCTGATAGATGAACTAAACAAAAGCGATTATGCCGCAAAAGCTTTACTTTTTACTTCCGAAAACTTTCGGAAAAATTTCCAATCCCCCCTACCTTAAGAATTGGACAAGGATTTTCGTTTTTTAATTTTTAAAAAATTTTTGAAATTTTCGCCCAGATATTCGGAAAAAATTTGATACCCCCCTAGGGTCAGATTTCGGCACGAAAAACCGTTTTTGAGATTATGAAAATTTTGTTCAGATTTTTGCAAAATTTTTTTGAAACTTTTTTGCAAGTGCAAGTTCAGATTGCACTCATCCATGATCTGGTCGTACTTGATCTTGCTATGTGCCGTCTCCCTTCGTAAAGCGCTGAAATAATGCAGGCGCGGAAACCTCCGCACAAATGCGCAAAATGAGCGCAACAAATAAAGCAAATGTCTACGTGACATTGCAATTATACAGGCGCGCACATGCCTATAAGTCATTATATGCACAATACATCCAAAATGTCAACGCGCAATGCATCTGCTTTGCGTCAACAAGTATAAACAAAAAAGCCGCCGGAAGTGATCCGGCTGTAATCCTCTGCGGCGGCTGTATTAAAAGTATGATTTCTCATAGCATACCTGTTTTAAATAATTGATTTTCTGCCAAAGTTCGCCGTTTAAATTCATAGCGTAAAGCATAATATCAGCTGGGACAGTTTCAAGAAGCTTTTCATATCTTTTCAATTCTGGCATAGAATCAAGCCACTTTTCCCATTTTTCACGCTGAACATCTGCGAAATGTTCAATTTTTAAAAGATCGCCACCAGGAACACAGGAAACCGGGTTTACATACCATGTAATTTTCCCACATTCCGCGATATGTGCGATTGTCTTATAAGCGCCGTTTTCCTCTACTGACTTATTACATACAGTAATGCCATTCCCAAGACATCCCAAAAATAACTCAAAATTTTCTTTTTTCATACTTCATTCCTCCATATTTTCAAATTTTCCCGTTTCCGGGTAAAGGCAAGCCGGGGAATCGAACCCCGGAACATTGCACCGCCTGCACTTGCTTAAATGATAACACCCAATCGCATACAATCCATTTTCCGATCACAAAGGGTGCGCCACTTTTCGGGATCCCCTTTGATGTTTTCGGCGGTTCTGGTGTCCGCCCATTCGTCCCGGGCTTTAATATAAGCGGCTTTCGCATCGTCTTTCTGTTTCTGTAATTTTTACATAAATTCCATAATATCAACCTTCCTTTCTATGCGTTTGCTTCTTTTCTCAAAATCTCAATAGCTTCGTCTGTTGTGTGTTCTCTGTACCACTTCCAGGGCTTGCTATACGCCTTCGCCAGCGCGAAATCTTCTTGAGTTTCTAAAAAATAATCCCTAACTTTCAAAAATGCTTTTTGGGATTCTTCTAATTTGTTCATATGCTCAACCATCCTTTCATTGTGCGCCCTGTCTCATCGGTGCAGGTGGGGCGGTTCCTGCAGACGGTGGGAATCTCCACCGTTTCGACTAATTTTCGCAATGTGTTAAAACAGATATAAAAAAGGCTTCAACTTCAAGCATTCTTGGATTGTCAAAATCAACCTCTTTTTTCCAACGCTCTAATTCTGCCTTTATTTCTTTCTTTGTTCCATACTGATTGCAAGGCATAGATAGGTTTTTGATTTCTCTTTCTGTACCAAAGCAATAATCTCCATAGTATTCATCATGAGCTAATACAAAGCCGCTTTTATTTGCTAATATCTTTATTTTTAACACCTTTCATTTTATATTTTTGCTTGTCTCATCAGTGGCAAGGTTGCAACCCTACACCAGACCGCCGCGCGGGCGGTTTCGACTAATCGCAAATTTTCCGAAAGATGTCTATTGTAATATTTGCAGCGGCTCTTTTTTTATCCGAAACGTAGCCGCGGCGCTTGCTTTTCAAGGCTTTTTCTGCCTGCTTAAGATTTCCAATTCCCCAGTTTCCGGCTTTTTCAAGTTTTTCCCATTCTTCCGGCGAAACCTTTATAGCTTTAAGCGTTTTCGGGTTAATGCTAAAGCATTTACTGTCTTCTGGGTGCAAAAGCTGACACAGCGGAATATATTCATGCGTTCCCATGTTCTCGCCGATATTCCAGACAAAAAATCCTTTCGGAATTTTTGTGACAATCTCAAAAACGTCTGTTTTACCAATTGCTGTAGTGGTATAAATTTTATTGTTTTCAATTCTTAAATTTTCCATAAATTCCCTTTCTGGTCTGCCATCGTCAGAGCCGCGGCGACCGGTCCGCAGCTGACGGTCATTTCTGACCGTTTCGGCTTTTTTATCTATGCTCGATATAAAAACGCTTTCTTGTTGCTTCTGGGATAACTAAATTTATAAAATCTTCTGCAAGCACAAGCGAGTTAAAAGCAGCCACAACATTCTTGTATTCCGGTTCAAACTTTGACGCTTGAATTTTATCAACCACTAACCAATTTAATTCATTCATAATGAATACCTCCGCGAATAATATTTTTGTTTCCCTGTTGAAATTATAATACAATATGCAAGGCACAAAAACAATAGGAATAATGCACGAAATACAAGGCACAAAAAAGCACTATATTGTGAAAAACATACAAGGCACAAAAAACTATAACAGGGAAACGAGTCCATATTGACATACAAGGCACAAAAGGCTATAATATACAAAAAGAATATAGGAAGGTGGTAAGTTAAATGGAACATAAAACAAGCGAAGCAAAAAGGCGTGCAATATATAAGTACGACGATAAGTTTGAGCGAGTTAATTGCAGGTTTTCCAAAGGCACCAAAGAACGCATTGAAAGGCTGGGGTATAAGAGCGCAAACGATTTTATCAAGTTAGCGGTAGCGGAGAAACTGGAACACGATGAAAAAATTCTTGGATAAGGCACAAAAAAGCTATTGACATACAAGGCACAAAATGTTATTATAATATTGTCGAAAGGCAATAGGCGAAAGCCGGAAAGGAGAAAAATGAGCGAAGATATGAGCGTATTTAAAAGTTACTTAAGAAGACTTTTACAGGATCTGAAAGACCTTAAAGAAGTATTGAAGGCTAAGGATTATGAGAAAGCCGAAAAAATGGTTGATCGTCTCATAGACGACACCCAAAAGGGCATCGAGGACAACTAAGCAACAAGCAACAAAGGGTGGCGCAAAAGCCGCCCAGTAACAATAAACAAGATCAAAAAAGGAGAATGAATTATGAAAAACACATGTGTAAACGAGTACGGAAAAGAAATCAATTATGCAGTAGCTGAGAACTTAATGGATGACGATTTGCGCGAGGAGATTCACCGAGAGTTGGCGCCGTGCTCGGAGCAGGAGTTTTTTGATGAGTACGCGAAGCGGCACGAAGAGAAGTTTTGCGAGGTTTGGGAGTTAGCAAAAGAAAACCCGCAGTATTAAAACATAATGTAATTATTAACAGGCAGGCGTTAGGTCTGCCTGTATTTGCTTGCAAAGGAGATTTTTATGATTAAAAAATGCGTGATATGCGGCAAAGAATTTAAGTGCTCCCCAAGCGACAAAAAGGTTACGTGCTCTTCTGATTGTAGATCAATAATGGCAAGCCGGACGCACAAAGGCAAGCGGAACAAGTGGAGCGAGGCGTCAAAAGAAAAGTTAAGGGGGAAAGGGCTGACTAACAACCTACAAAAAGGCACGCCGGCAGCCCAAAAAAGCCCTAAGAGCGGTCGGTATGAAACAAACGTAAATGCCAAAAACTGGCACCTTATATCCCCAGACGGTAAACATTATTGTTTTAGATCATTAAATTTTTGGCTACGGGAAAACTGCGAGGAGCTATTTGATTGTGCCCCGGATAGCGCGCAATTTCGCAACATAACGTCAGGATTAAGCAGAGTAAAAAGGTGCGTCATGGGGCAACTTCCGCCGGATCAGCGACCAGGGTACACATACAAGGGTTGGACGGTTGTCCCGACAGGAGACGACATCACAGATTTAGAGCCAGACAGACAAAATAAAAGTTAATAATCTAATAATAAAGGGAGATATTTTTTATCTCTCTTTTTTTGATCTATTTTAACGTTTATGCTTTAAAGCGGTAAATTTTGTATACAGAATGGATACGAAATGGAAACGTAGATAAGATTAGTATATTCTCTCCAATACATTGTATTTTTTATCAAGGAGTAAATAATATATAATATATATCAACAGTACAAAAAATCATAAACCATATACTTTAACGCGCGCGGATATAATCTATATATGCGATATACCCAGTAGTTTAAATTTATACTTGACAAAGGCTATACACAAATGATATTGTTATCGTAAATTAAAAAGCATTCGGGCAACAGAGAGCGCACAGGACCCGGAGAACGGAAACGGAAGTCATGCAGCCGGTACAGTTAAGATCTTGATGATCTCGATTGTATCGGTTTATTTTTATGGTTCAGAAAGGAGGTATATATATGTCAGATGCACAGAGAGCGGAAAGAGTAGATATAGACGAGATATACAACGATGACATTGACAAATATATACACCTCTGGATGGATGACAGAAATATAACGGATATGTGCAAGGTATCACAAAATAGGTGGTATAACTGCTGTCAGTATGTATATGACAATGTTTTTAAAATCAACCCTGTATACCTTAAAGATGATAATCATATTAGCAATCAATATGATATTGACAAGGTCAATAAAGTCTTAGATATATATATAAGGCTTTGCAATGATTATGAGAAAGTAATAAATATAGTTGGGTTTACTTTTTTTACTGGCATACATAGAGATACACTTAACGGATGGGTAAATGGCGAAAGGCTAGGCTCCACGGCTTCCGACATTTGCAAAAAGATTGACCAAATGCGGGAAGAAAGCCTTGTAGGTTTACAGATCTCCGGGAAAAACAATCCCATGTGCTACATGCCGTCACTCAACAAGTACTGCGGCTTTAATATGCCGGGCGTAAGAGACCAGGGATCCAGAGCAAGAGCGTTGACAGCTTCGGAACTCCCCAAACTGGGGAATGGGAATTGTGCGAGATTGCCGGACAACTGTGACAATTCAATCCCGGATAATGGCGAAATCGTGATAGACAATTCAAACAATTCAAACCCCAGTATTTAAGCACCTTGAGCCGCATACTTTCGTTTAAACAGTTTAAGAAACTTAGGTTTAACGAATAGTTAGAACGCAAACAGAGAATTGAACAAACAATTAGAACAATTTAAAACAAAGGCAAACGCCGGAAGAAGCAGCCAGCAGGAGGGGGTTGCAAAAGCTCAGAAGGAGCTGCCTACTAAGTCACTCAAATATCCTCAAAAACAAAAAGGCATGTCTATCATGGAGGGACTATACGAGATCACTCAAAATCACGAAACCAATAGAATCGGATTCTGAAATTAGTTTCAGGGATATGGTCAATAGGAAAATAGAATGCTTGACCGAAGTACATTCGGAAGTTGTAGACATAAAGTACGGGGTACACGAGATCGGATATAGCACATGGTATAGTGCGGTAATACTTTATCGATAATCACATCAAAGACAATCAAATCAAATTCACATCAGATAAATTTCAAAAATTACACTCGATAATAAAATTCAAAAAGATTCCAAAAGGAAGCAAATAAAATGTTAGAAATGTGTTTTAATTGCGATTATTGTGAAGAGCAGAATGGAGATTACTTTTGCACAAACAATGAGAGCGAATATGTCGGAGATTATGTAGAAAAAGAGTTTTCTTGTCCGGATTGGGATGGATCGGAGGAAGATGAATGAGGGTTGTGTCGCAGAAAAAAGATGCTTCATATGATTTTGACCGGACCGAATTTAGAACAAGCTATGAATGCATAAGCGCTACTTTTGATGGAAGAACTTTTGTCATTGGGAAATATGCTACACCAGAACGAGCAGCAGAAGTATTTATGGACATGCATAAAGCATATGCGCCTGTACAGGTAGTTTGCACAAATATGGACGAGAAACAAGTTTCAGCATTAGTTGCAGCATCACAAAATGCACCGATTAGATGCGTCAAGATGGATAATCCAATGATGGCAGTAACAGTATTTGATAACCTTGTTTACTATATGCCGGAGAAATAGATTGCTTGCATTGCTCGTTTACCAAATGGTAAGGCACTGGGTTTTGATCCCAGCATTTATCGGTTCGAGTTCGGTACGGGCAGTTTTGAAAATGGAGGTAAATTATGTTGATTTTAAAAACAGTCATAACAACATTTGATGCCATTGCGATTTTGACGTTTTTCTTGCTTGGAAGAGATAGCAGCAACGAAAAGGACGCTGTGGCAGTCTGGGGATCACTTATTGCATTGTTTCTTGTCAATATATTTGCAATGTGGAGATGATGATATGGTTTTGTATGACCCGATATTTGGTATTCGCTTTCTGCCGGAGATTTTAACTACGGTCGGAAGAATACATATAAGCAGAAAAAAACATACGGGAGAAACCGACGTTCTGGATCTTGACAGTGACGCCGAGCACCAGTCTGAGAAGTCGGAGCATCCAGTATAGCTTAAGTCCACTGGCATTCGGTTTTTGCAAGGAAAAACTCGGCGTAAGCAATTATTCGGTGTTAGTGGACGTCGGCAAAATAAAAAGATCAAAAATACTATCATAAACGGCGCGCTATGCGCGCTGTGACGGAACGTAGCGCAGATGGTAGAGCACTCGGCTTATATCCGAGCGGTCGCAGGTTCAATTCCTGCCGTTCCGATTGAGAGATAAGTGTAAAGCTTATCTCGGAATACGAAAAGTTCGTATTTCTCCTTTCGCCACTAGGACGTTTCTGTTAAGGACGGTGCGAGACCGTCCGGTGGCGTTTGCCGCGGAGTGCGGCAAGGCGGAAGCCCGCTTGGTGTTGGATGATGGTTGTCCCGTAATTTGCTGACGAGCAATACAGGCGGATTCCTATTGATAGTTCGGGTGCCTATCCCACGGTGCCTGAGCTGTCAAAAATGCAATTAGGCTGTGGCGGAAAAGGTAGACGCTTAAGCATAAGACAACCACGCTTTGGTTAGGAACAAGTCATTGAATTAACAAGGCAATGAAGGAACCTGTTAAGGGTGTTACCCGTTGTGGAAAGTCGTTGTTATGTGAGGTGCAAATCCTCACCAGCCTATTTCCTGTGATATCACACAGGATAGTGCAACGCATGGCACGAAAAACATTATTGCTAACCGTCTTGTGGCGGTTTCGGAACGTATCTTAATTGGTAAAAGTGGCGTGTACACGGAAAACAACAATGAGAGCCGGATTGAAGGTTCGAATCCTTCCGTTCCGATGGTGCCGAGCTGATCTGATCCTGTATGCGTAGCGCGGTCGCGTACAGAGATATGGAGTGAGGTGTCCGCGCATTTTGGGGAAGCGGCAACGATTGGAGGTGTTGCGGCTGACTGTAAATCAGTTCCCAAGTGGTAAACACTGGAGGTTCAATTCCTCTCTTCCCCATTTCACTCAACTCCCTAAAAACACTGTTTGGCAGGTGCGTGGTAGACAGTTGTAATGGATGGGTTGTTTAAGAAATCGCACCATCAAGATGCAGTGTTCCCATAATGGAATTGGAGCCGGTTGCTATCCGGTCGGGCGTTTATTCGCCTTGTAGGTTCGAATCCTACACACTGCGTTTGCCCGAACAAAATTGAGTGTTGATGTGTGACGGAATAGGTAAACGGAATTGTCGTAGAGAATTGGTTGAAACCGACAACATAGATGACCAGATTGTACACTCCTGCGTGGTGCAAATCCACGCCACATCAATTCCTTATCTTCACTTAGTCTGGCACTACTGCAATAGTTCAGGTCGATGGAAGATGTATGGATGGTAAGCGGTATCATTGGTAACATAAAACCCTTCCGTGAATAGAAATTGCAGATTTGAAAGCGGTTGGCATGGTTTGGTATGACAAGGTTCGATTCCTTGTGCCGCTATTCGATGGTTGGTATTTTTTACGCAAAATGGGGTGTGAGTATGTATTTTGAATTTGTTTATGTTGGCTATTCAACAAAGCAATGCGTTGAGTTTCTTGATGAAATCAAAGAAAAATTAAAGGCACATGATAAGAATTTTGAATACGACAAAGAACATTTAGTGATTAAGGCTGAATTATTCAAATGCAGTGCATTACCCATATATTCCGGTCGTTTATCCTGTCTTGGCATGGAAAATGCAGAGTATATCTGCAAAGAAACTGCGAGACCAAATGATTATATTCCTTGTCCAGGAGAATGTTTGAAGATAAAAGCCATTTTGGAATATGTTTCCACAAGATTTAGAAAAACTCCAAAAGAAAAGACAGAAAAAGAACTGGAAGAACTGATTGACGTTTTGATTGAGGTGCGGAAATGAGATTATGGAAAATTATTAAAAAAATATTCAAGAAAAAGCAAAAAGCAGATCCTACACCGCGCATTGAGAAAGATACGAAATGCGATAAATGCAAATACTTGCAAGAGTGTATTGACGAGGGGAAAGTCATAGATTGCAGAAATATTGAAGATACGAGAAGCCATTACATTAAAGGTCTTGGTTCTTATGTAAAATGCGATGGTGTTGAGGTGTGAGTATGGATCTTAATGTGTCAGAAGATCAGAAAAAAGTTATTGAATTGCAAGGATATATGGTTGTCGAGTTCAAATTATGGTATCGAAAATTAGGAGAAATGATTCTTGAGTATGCCGTAAAAGTAATTGATACATGGAAAGCAATAGTTTTGTTTATACAAGAACAGGCAATTAAGGCATTCAAGCATATCAAGGATTTTGTGGAACAGCTTTCAAACGAATTGGAGCCATATATGAATTCCTTGGATTATATGGATTGTGAGAAAAAGAAATATCTGTTTGTTCGGTCACTTGGAAGAGCATATGAAGCGAATGTAAGAGGAAAAGTTATTTATCACAGATGCAGGGATAGGTGTTGAAAATGTGTGATTTTTGTAAGAACTATAGTGATAACAGAATATTCGGTACTGATATTCCTATCAAAAAGTGCGCCAATGAAACGGATTTAACAGATGCGCAGATTATGAAGAATACAGGGGACAAAATCCCCGGAATTGTGATTTATTCAAACCACTGTATGGCGAAAGGATACTTTGATATTGCATTTTGCCCTATCTGCGGCAGAAAGTTGGTGGAAGAATGAGTAATATACATAAATTCAAAGTAGAACCAATAGAAGGACACCAGGCATGTGCTAAAGTTACAGTTGATGGCGAACAGTACTTATGCAGTTCGCATAAAATAGAACATTATGCTGGAAGCCTTCCAATGGTCAATATAAACCTTGTTGCCGATGTGCAATATGAGCAAGATGTAGAAATTAACATTGTAAACTTGCATGAAATAGCTTCGCTGATGGACAAGAAAACATTCAAGGAATTTTGCAGAGTTTGGGAGGATATTCACGATGAAGCATAGCAAAGAATGGTGCACTTGCGACAGGTGTGGTGCAGAAATGAAAAAAGGAATATTGTGCGGGAATTCAATTACAAAGAATGGTATTTTAAATGTCACATACGACTTGTGCTATAAATGTATGGAAGATTTTGAGGAGTTTATGAAAAATGATTGTAAATATCAATAACAGCACATACGAGATGAACAGCAAACAGTATAAAGCAGTTCTTGATACGGCGAGCAACGCTGTTACCTGTGGAATATACGCTGTGGAAAAGAACAAGGTAGCAATCATGCTTCGAGAGGAATATAAAAGCAAGGAAGAGCTGAAACAGGCAGTTGGTAATTATACAGAGAAAGGGTTCAAGGTGCATTGGAAATGAAAAAAACACGTTCAAAAATTATAATCAAAACTAGAAAAGGCGGTTACACAAAGATTTATTCCAACGGAAAATGGCAAAAGAGAGTGTATAATATTGATTTCCATGCTGACTGCACGCCATTGAGATACCCATACATAAAAATTTCTTGCGAATTTGATAAGAATAAGACTGATGAAAACGGTTCGGTTATTTACGACCCGGAAAAAGAAGAATTTGCAAAAGAACACGTAGTTGCAAGAATTTAGTGGGGGGGCGATATTGTGAAAATATCAGAGATGAATAAATGTATTGAAGAAATGCGAAAATGCTACAATTTTAAAGATGATGAAACAGAAATTAGACTTGTAAATGAGATAAACCATGATGACAAATGTGTTTATATTAGTACAAGAGATGAAAATGGAACAACAATTGAAATGACAAGGTATGTAGATGAATTAGTAAATGTTTAGTTGCTGATTATCAGCGGAAAGGGTGACATATCATGGCTGATTTGAAAATATTTACAGAAAATATAGAACAGGAAGCGTTAAATCAGATATATACGCTTGTAAAACAGCCAGCATTTTCGGATTGTAAGATAAGAATTATGCCAGATGTTCATGCAGGAGCAGGGTGTGTTATAGGGTTTACTGCTGATTTAGGAGAAAAAGTAATACCGAACATTGTTGGAGTTGACATAGGCTGTGGGATGCTTACTACAAACTTGGGGAATATTGATATTGATTTTGAGAGATTAGATAAAATCATTAGAGAATATGTTCCAAGTGGTAGAAAAGTTCATGAAGAAGAAAACACACCTGTCGCAAGTGATATTATTGAAAAGTTATATTGCAAGAAAAAACTGAAAAATATAGATTGGCTTAAAAGAAGTTGCGGAACATTGGGCGGCGGCAATCATTTTATCGAAGTTGATGTTGATAGCAAAAACAATAAATATCTTGTTATTCATTCGGGAAGTAGAAATGTCGGAAAGCAAGTTGCAGAAATATATCAGCAAATGGCAATTGATGATATTTCGGGAAAATCAAATTTTAAACAAGATAGTGAGAAATTGATTGCTGAATACAAAGAATGTAAAAGAGAAAAAGAAATTAGTAAGGCTATCAAAGAATTAAAGCAGTCCTACGAAACAAATACAACTAAAATCCCTAGAGAGTTATCGTATCTTGTTGGAGAACATAGAGAAATGTATTTGCACGATATGAAATTATGTCAAAAGTTTGCGGAAATTAACAGAAGAGCCATTCAGAGCATTATTTGTTATTATATGTGCTGGGAAGTTACAAAAGAAACGGAACGATTTCAAACAATTCACAACTACATTGAACACGATACAAATATTGTTCGTAAAGGTGCTATTTCTGCAAAAACAGGGGAAAAAGTACTAATACCAATAAACATGCGTGACGGTTGCATTTTGGGAATTGGCAAAGGAAATGAAGATTGGAATTATTCAGCACCACATGGAGCAGGACGAACAATGAGCAGGTCAAAAGCAAAAGAAAGTGTTTCGCTGGAAGAGTATCAAAAAACAATGAATGGAATATTTACAACATCCGTAAATACATCTACGATTGACGAATGCCCTATGGCATATAAAACAATGGATGAAATAATTGGAAATATAAAAGATACTGTTGAAATAGTTGACATTATAAAACCGATTTACAATTTCAAAGCAAACGAATAAAAACATTACCGGCTAACAAACGGAGTTAGTCGCTAACCAACAAAAATTATTGGCAGAGGTCTTAAGGCACTTCTGCTTTTTGCGGAGGTGCTTTTCTTTTGGCAAGTTCAAGCCTAATTTCCACAGTAAATGGATATGAAAATTACATACAGGTGCATGGCATTGATGAACAGGTTATGGATGCCATGGCAGAAGCGGCAAGGGTAGCCATTCTGACGGAAAAGGATGTTGAGTATGGATTAAAGGTTTCTGCCAGATCGAAAGAACTGACGGAGCAGTTTATCTTTCAATCTACAGGTGGCACACCATGGGATTTAGAGAAATATTCATTCCAAAACAAGATATCTTATGAAATTCTGGACAAATATTACGGAATTTTGCTTTTGGAAGCGCAAAACAAAGTTGTGGACAGTGCTTTTCGATATCTGGAAAAGAAAAGAGACCCAAAAGAACGGTTTTATATGCCGAGAAGAAAGCAATTTTTGAAAATTGGTCTTACAGAAGCATTGCAGGGAATGATTGATGACAAATACGATATTTTGTGCGTATCGCTTATTCCGGGGGCTGGGAAAACAACAGTTGAGAAAATGTTTAATGCTCTTGTTGCAGGATGGTTCCCGAAAGATTTTAGCCTGTTTTATTCGCATAGTGGCGATATTACCAGAATGTATTATGACGGAGTATATGATATTGTCACAAATTCGGATGAATATACATGGAATGAAATTTTCCTGGGGCTTTCTGTGACAAGCACAAATGCGAAGATGGAGCAGTTTAATGTCGGGAAGTACAAATCGTTTCCATCCGTACAATGTACGTCTGTTGGAAGCAAAAACGCCGGTAAGGTTCGTGCGTCTAAGTTTCTTCTGGTAGATGATATGATTGGCGGCATTGAAGAAGCTATGAATCCGGCAATACTTGATAAATTGTGGGATAAATACGCTGTAGATGCCCGCCAGAGAAAGATACAGGACACCGACGGTAAGAACTGCAAGGAAATACATATAGCCACCAGATGGAGCGTACACGACGTTATAGGGCGCATACAGAATATGTATGAGGGAAACCCGCGGGTAAAGGTAATAGCTGTGCCGGATGTAGATCCAAAAACCGGAGAGAGCAATTTTGATTATGAATTTTCTGGGTTTACGAAAGAATTTTTTGAGGATCAGCAATTGTTGATGGATGATATTTCGTATCGTTGCCTTTACAAGCAGGAACCAATCGAACGTGAAGGGCTTTTATTCCCGGAAGATAAAATTCGCCGTTATCTTAATTTGCCGCACGGAGAGCCGAAGATTGTTACGGGACAATGCGATACAAAGGGAAAAGGAACAGACTATTTTGTATTGCCGGTATTACAGAAATACGGAGAAGATTACTACTGCGTAGATTGTGTTTGCGATAACACGGCAGATTATGAGATGCAGTATGAAAATGCAGCAAATGTTTTGACAAACAACAAAGTGCAGGAATGTGAATTTGAGAGAAACGCCGGCGGAGACCGTGTCGCAATGGAAGTAAACAAGCGTGTCGAAAACAAAGGATGGATATGTAATATTACTGACACACCGACGGAGACAAACAAGGAAGCAAGGATTTTCCAGTGCTCTAACTGGATATTGCAGCACGTTATATTCAAAGACCCATCATTATATAAGCCAAATGATCCATATGGAGTAATGATGTCTCTTCTTAAGAGATATTCAGTTTCCGGTAAAAAGCAATTGGATGATGTGCCGGATGTATTTTCAAACTTTGCGCTTAGAGTGACAAATGGAAATAACGTAGCCAAAGTAGAAGCGGCAGTAAATCCGTTTAGGAGGTATTGATATGACAACAAAGGACTATCTAAACCAGATAAGCAGGCTTAACCGGATGATAAATAATAAGCTAATAGAGCTTGCACAACTTAAAGAGCTGGCATGCAGCATATCGTCAATTACAAATGAAGAAAGAGTAATGACAACACCAAATTTTGACAGGATAGGCGCGAAGCAGGCAAAGATTGATGAAATGGAAAGGAAGATCGATGCACTGGTTGATGATTATATCATTAAAAGAGATCAGATTGTCAGTCAGATAGACAGCATGGAAGATGAGAATGTCTATAATGTGTTGTTTTCAAAGTACATAGAAAAAAAGACATTTGAGGTTATTGCAACCGAAATGAATTACTCTTGGAGACAAACAATAAGGCTTCATGGAATTGCATTAAAAAAATTTGAGCAAAAATATGGAGCAACTTATTTATAAAATGTCATAGAATGTCATATTGAAAAAATGATATAGTTATAATCGAAGAAAACAACAAAAGTTGAATACTTCACCTCCCCCAATTCAGAAAAGCATCGTAGAGAAATCTCCGGTGCTTTTTCTTTTGCAAAGAAAAGAGGACTTTATGGGATATAAACCAAAAACAATATATTGCCCGCGTTGCGGAAGAAAAGTTGCCACACACGATGGGCGTTCAACAATGAACATTTCTGTGGAATGTAGGAAATGTCACAAAAAAGTGGTATTTTATCCGGAAAATGGGAAGACGGAATTAAAATCTCTTCCGTTTCGTGCAACATCCAGCGGAATGACCTTTATTTAGGAGAAAAAAATGAGAAATGACAAATCTCTCCAAGACCTTGTTAAAGGCTGTTATGGTAGAAAAATTTTATATACAGATGTTGAAACCATCACAGCAGATAATATTGTCAATGTGGTGGGAGACTGCATCGGAAATTTTTATTACAACAAAACCATCATAGAATATCTTTGGCGATATTACAAAGGTGACCAGCCTGTTTTATACCGTGTAAAGGTGCAAAATGCTGATATTACAAACAAAATAGTAGAAAATCATGCGTATGAGATTGTTCAGTTCAAAGTAGGACAGACATATGGCGAGCCAATACAGTTTATCAGTCGAAAAGATGATGATGAAATTAATCGGGCAGTGGATGCGCTGAATGACTATCTTGTGGATGCGAATAAACAGGAAAAAGACATTAAAGCAGGAGAGTGGCAGTCAGCAACCGGAACATCTTTTAAGGCGGTAAGATTTGCAAATGGAGAAATACCATTTCAGATTGTTGCCCCTACTCCGATGAATACTTGTGTTATTTATAATCGGAGCACGGAAGAACCGGTTCTTGCAGTACAAGAACTTAAGGACGAGGATGGAAGATGGTACAAACTGTGCTATACAGACAGTCATTCATGCAAAATTCAAAATGGAGTAGCTTCTGAATGGAAATTACATGCATTTGGAAGCATTCCTATTGTTGAGTTCCCAAACAACCACGAAAGAATATCGGACATTGAACTTGTCATAGGGCTCCTGGATGCCATAAACAACATGCAGTCAAACAGAATGGATGGGATTGAGCAGTTTGTTCAATACTGGGTTAAGTTTGTAAACTGTGAAATCGACAATGAGACGTTTGAAAAAATGAAAATGAACCATGCTTTGACGGTAAAGTCCAACAACAAGGACAACAAAGCCGATGTTGAGATCATGACGCAGGAACTTAACCAGAGTCAGTGCCAGGTGGCAAAAGATGATCTTTGGGACAATGCATTATCAATTCTTGCTATACCAAACAAGCAGGGGAACACTGGCGGAGATACACAGGGCGCGGTAGAGTTGAGAAACGGTTGGGATTTTTCAAAGACAAGAGCAAAATTAAAAGACCCAATTGTGAAATCGGCAGAGAAGAGACTTGCAAAAGTTGTCTTAAATGTAATACGTGTTAAGGACAATGATTTGAAATTGTCAATGAGGGATTTTGATGTGCAAATCAATCATAGCCCTCAAGACAATATGTATACAAAGTCGCAAACACTATATCAGCTTTTAGAGTGCGGCATACATCCTCTTATTGCCATTAAAACGGTGGGGCTTTGGGGAGATGCTGAAAAGACATTCCTCTTGTCTAAGCCATATATAGATGTGTTGTGGAAAACAGTTGATGATGCAGAAGAGCAGGAACAAAAAGCGCAGGAAATTGTAAACCAATTAAATAAACAGCAAAATAAGACAGCTACCGAGTAATCGGCGGCTGTTTTTATTTTATAAAAATTCGCAAAGTTGTGAGCGTAAAAAACAACAGTGTCATTCGGTGTCGTTGCACCGCAAAAATTCGTAAAGACATATCGGAGGTAATCAATGAAAAGAGAAGAGTTAATTGCAATGGGTATCAGTGAGGAAAATGTTGAGAAAATCATTGCTGATTACGGCAGTGCCGTACAGAGAGAACAGGCAAAAGTAGCAGAGCTTAAGGCAAAGGCAGACAGCGCAGATGAGTTGCAGAAAAAGCTGGATGAAATGGAAGCAGGAAACCTCACGGAACTTGAAAAAGCAAACAAGGCGTTAGAGACAGCAAATCAGCAGATTGCAGATATGCAGAAGAAAAACGCCATCAGAGACCAGCGCGAAGCATTGATGGAAAAGTTAAAAATCAATGCAGAGCAGGCAAAATCGGTCGTCAAAGATGATGGAAGCCTTGATTATGACGCTCTTGGAAAGATTACATCCGAAAAGGAAACCGCAGCAGCGCAAGCAAAGGAACAGGAGATCGCAAATAATTCTGAAAATCCGGGCGGCGGTACTGCAGGTGGAGACAATAAAAAAACGGCAGATGTTGAAAATGCCGAAAGTATCAGCTTTGGCGAACCGGCAAAAAATGCAGAAGCCAAAGACCATTATGTTTTATAGGAGGTAAATTATGGGAAAACCGATTGAAAGAGACTTTATACAGAGTAAAGGAATTTTAAAATTCTTTCCTTATGAGGGTGCGGCGTGCATCGTTCCGCAGACAATGGTAACAAGTGCAGATGCTAACGGAAAGAAAATTGCAAAGGCAGGAACACCATTTCCTAGCAATGATGCATCTTGCAAAGGATATCTTCTGGAAGATGTTGACGTAACAATGGGAGATGCGCCGGGAACTTATGTATATCAGGGTTCTATTGACAGCGCAAAGGTAACAGCGAACGGAGTGACCGTGGAAGAAACTGCAAAAGCAGCAACACCGCGTGTCACTTTTTTTGATTAAGAAATGGAGGTATTAGAGAATGGCATTACCATTAGCAGAAGCATTTACCGCAAGAAGCCTTGGGGTTATGTGGAATAATTATGAAAAAACGCTTGGTTCTGCGCCTTACTTAGGCAGACAGAAATTTGGAACCAGAAAACAGGACAGCCTTGAGCTTAGATTTATCAAAGGGAAAAACGGTCTTCCGGTATCCTTAAAGGCATCCAATTTTGATGCGCAGGCAGAGCTAAGAGACGTCGGTGGATTTTCTGACATTCAGAACGAGATGCCTTTTTACCGTGAATCTTACATGGTAACAGAGCGTGAAGAGCAGGAGTATGCAAATTACCAGTCGGCAGAAAATTCCAACATGGCAAACCAGGTGCTTAGAGAAATCAGCAAAAAACCGATGATGCTTATTGAGGGGGCAAGAGTAGTGCCGGAACGCCAGATTTGGCAGTTATTAGCACCATCTGATGGTATTCCAAGAGTACAGGTAACAATTGGCGGAAAAAGCTACTATGTGGATTATACTTCGGACAATGGAGTGGCGCACAAGAGAGACCATTACAAGGATATCTCCGGAAGCGATACCGATAAATGGTCTGCACCCGAAACAGCAACGCCACTTGATGACCTTATCGAGATTAAACGTGAGTTTGCAAAGAAAACCGGATATTCCCTTGCACGTTTTAGCATGAATACAGAAACATGGGAGATGGTTCTTAAGGCGGAGGATACAAAGAAACAGGTGCTTGGAATTACTGCTTACAATGGCGGTATTCGCTTACAGCAGGGGCAGGTTACAGAGTATCTTAGAGGATACGGCATCGAGATTGAAGTTTACGACAAACTTTACATCGACCCTGCAGACGGTGCTACCAAATATTTTATTCCTACAGGAGTTATTTCAGCGCAGGCATCCGGCGTGTACCTTGGAGATTATGTCTTTGGAAAGACACCGGAAGAGAGAAGCGGAAGTTTAACAGACGGAAACCTTTCTATTGTAGAAACCGGTATTTCGGTATATACATACGAAACAAATCATCCGATCAACACGCATTGCATTGTGTCAATGATCGGATTGCCTACTTTTGAGGGCATGGACAGCGTTGTTGTCATGAAAGTTGCGTAGGAGGTGCGGTATGATTGCTGAATATACAGTAAAGCGCAATGGAAGATGGTATAAAGCAGGAGATGAAATCCCGGACATTGTTCCGGGAGAGAAATCTTCTGGAGAGTATACCAAGACAGAGATTAACAGAATGAGCACTGCTGATTTACAGGCACTTGCCGCTGAACATGGGATCGATGGTGCAGAAGAAATCAGTGGAGCGGAACTGAAACGCATTTTGATCGAGCAGTTCGGATTGTAGGTGGGGAAGAATGGACGAATATACAACATTAGAGCAGGTCAAAATCAGACTGAAACAATTTCATATTGAAACCGTTACGGATGAAGATGGTGTTACTTCTGATGTTGTCGTGTTCGACCAGAAAGAAGATAATCCTTACATTGAACAGCTTATCAAGCAGGCAAGAAATGAAGTGGTAAGCAAGCGGAATTACCCGGAAAGCTACACGGATGAAAAAATATCCGAAGACTTGAAACAGTTTGAGGATGTAATCGTCAATTTATCCGTGTACGACCATTCACAGGCAGGAGAAGCCTATATGGCAAGTTATTCAGAAAACGGCGTAAGCCGTAGCTGGAAAGACAGGGAAAGCTTGTTTGTGGGAGTATTTCCGTTTATAAAATCATTATAACCCCTCGATTTCGAGGAGTTTAGAAGATTGTGCGTTACGTTTTGTCGACGTCGACAAAACGTAGCAGGCGGCACACATTGAGCGGTGGTGGGCGGTGTGCCATAAAAATGAAAGGCGGTATATGATTTGACGATTGAAATATCAACAGCAATCATTATAAGCGTGCTGTCGCTTGGTTTTTCCGTCTTTATGGGCTTGAAGAGCAACAAAAGGACAGACAACACGGATCTTGAAGAGCGCGTGCGGGAGAACACACGCATTAACATGAAGTTGGATGCCATTTCAAACAACACAACCGAGATCAAGAATGAAGTTTCCGAGATGCGAAAAGAAATCAATTCTCATGACAACAGGATCATAAAGGTGGAGGAAAGTGTGAAATCGGCTCATCACAGAATTGACGGAATAGAAACCCGTCTTAATGATGAAAAGGAGGTTTAATCATGGATATTATACAGGCGGTAATTGCTAACATGACAATTATTCTGGCGATTATTGGTGCGCTGGCATTTGTTGTGTCTGTGGTAACACAGGTAATCAAAGGTGTAGGCGTATTTTCTAAGATTCCAACGGACATTTTGGTATTTGTTCTTTCTATCGGAATCACGGTCGCTGCGTTTGTGGCATACATGCAGTACATCCAGACATCAATTTTATGGTATATGATCTTGGCAGCTATTATTGCAGGATTTATTGTTGCGTTTGTCGCAATGTATGGATGGGAAAAGCTTTCTGAGCTGTGGAAACGGTTCGGCAAGGATGTGAAGTGAAATGCTTGAGATCAATAAGCAAAAAATGAGTTATTCGCTACAGAGCGGAAAGGTTCCGGTGTATGTGACGGACGAGGATGGAAACATCGAATATTCTTCATATACTGATTCGGATGGAAATGTAATTTATTACCTCGATAAAGATGGAAACAAAATACCGAAAACAACCGGAGAGTATACCACAGGTTATGAGAAGCCTGTGGTTTTTTATTCTTCAATCAGCAATAAGTTGAGTGAAGCACTTATAAAAGAGTTTGGCGTTGACAATTCCACAAACTTTGTTCAGATTGTCGATGAAAAAGGGAAACTTCCATTGAGCGTCGGTTCTTTGGTATGGAAACGGTCAGATGTAAGGTACAAAGATGAAGAGAATACAATAGTTGACGAAAATTCGGCTGATTACATCGTAAAAGGTGTCGCAGACGAGGGATTGACGGTTGATTTGTTCTTATTACAAAAAAATGTGAAGTAGGTGCTGAATGGGAAAGAAAGTAATAACAATGAGCCTGTCTGAAAAGTATGTTCAGAGCGTCATACGAGAGCTTAGAGCCTATCAAAACAGCTTGACATATAAATGTCAGCTATTGGCAGAAAAACTCGCGGAAAAGGGCGTAGAGATTGCCAGAGTGCAAATTGCTGACCTTGACGCAATATTTACATCGGAACTGATTTCAAGTGTTCACGCGGAATATGAAGGAAGCACTAAGGGCGGCGGGATATGGGCGGTAATAGCCGGTACAGACCATGCCGCATTTGTTGAGTTTGGAACCGGAATTGTGGGACAGCAAAGTCCTTATCCTGGGAAACTGCCGGAGGGTGTTTCATGGCAGTACGCAAGTGGAAAAACTATCCATCAGATTTCAGATGGAAGATATGGATGGTTTTACCAGGACGACAATGGCGATTGGTGGTTTACAGAGGGAATGCCAAGCCGACCATTTATGTATCTGACCGCAAATGAGTTGCGTCAGATTGTTACACAGACAGCGAAGGAGGTGTTTGGATAATGGCAGGCAACCAGTGGGTATTTGACCTTGAAACAAACATTTTTTCCAATGTTGTAACGATAGCCAAACCAAAACTCCAAAAGAAATACAAAAGCATGAACTTTGACACTGCGTTTACAACGGTTGAAAAGAACCTTGATAAAGACCCTGTTTTCCCGACTATTTACATCCATGAGATGCCGGGGCTTGAACGTGGGGCAGATTTAGAGGGCACATCCGTAAATGCGGTGCAGGAAACAATACAGGTTGACGTCATTACAAACACAAAGCAGAGCGATGCAAAAGGGATTATGGCTGTTTTAGCTGATGCTTTTAAGCAGATGAGATTTCAAATCACAGCAATTCCGGAGTTTAAAAACGACAGCGAAAAAAAATTTAGAAGCGTTGCAAGGTTTCGGAGGATAATCGGAGCCAACGACAGATTGATGTAAAAGAGCCGAAAGGCTCTATTTTTTATGCACCGGGCGCAAAGAGATGCGTCTGATAACCGCATTATTTAGCGGTAGAAAGAGAGGTAAAAATGGCAGCAGCAGGATTGTCTACGTTAGGAATTACGTTTGGCTATGGCACAGAAGCGACAGCCGGAACAAAGCCTACATCGTTTAAACAACTCACAAGAATTAACTCGATTGGCGGTATTAACATTGAGCCGGAGCAGATCGACGCATCCGCTTTAGAGGATAAAATTACCAGATATGTAAAGGGGCGCGCAGATACAGGCGGTTCATTCCCTATCACGGTAAACCTTACAGACGCCACAAAAGAAGAGTGGGAAGCACTTATCACGGCGTACAAAGCGCTTACCGATGGGAAAAGAATGTGGTTTGAAACCATTATTCCTGGATTTGCAGATGCGTTTTTTGTGGTTGCGCAGCCACCGGAGCAGATACCGCAGCCGGAGATTGGTCAGAATGAGCTTTTGACGGTTGAAATGAACCTTACCATTGAGGAATACAAGGGAATGGACACCGCTGTAGCTTTTACACCGGGGGAATAACACGTCAGTCGAATAGTTCGGTTGAATCGGCTGACGATAATCAGACAACCGAATCGGAACTTGAGGGAACAGTGTAACAGAATAGGGCGGTCTTCGGACTGCCCTTTCCCTATAAAAAGGGAGAAAGGGAAAGAATATGACAAAATTAAAGCTTGGAGAGAAAGAGTTACAGATTAAATTCGGATATGAAGCAACAGTAAAAAGCGGAATCATTAAGAAGATCGCGGGTCTCGAGCAGAAGACCGATGATCTTGATGTTATTGACAGCATGCTTTTCCTTCTGCCAGAGTTAATTCTGGTAGGGGCTCAAAAGTTTCACGGTGACGAACTTGGCTATAATCCGGCAAATGAGGATGAGAAAGATGAAAAAATGGGCGTTGTATACGCCATGTTAGATGATTACTTTGACTCTGATGATTCGGATGTGCAGGCACTTTACAACAGCCTTTTAAGTGAATTGCTGGAAAACGGTTTTTTATCGAAACTGCTCAATGCGGAGCGAAAGAAAACAACGAAAACAAAGTAGCGAATAAGAAATCAGAAGATCTTACATGGGAACGATATTGCGCGGAAATCCGCCCGTTTTGGCTTTTAGTTACAAAGGGGTACGGATTTACTGTGCATGACATAGACACGTCTTGCCCGGCTGATTTAAAGCCATATGCAGACGTTTACAACTTAGAGAAGAAGCAAAAAGACAATGATATGTGGATGTGGTTTGGAACATATGGATTGTCAGCGGTATCGGTGGCAGTAGAACATTGTCTTGCTGGTAAAAAAGCTAAATCAAAGTATGTAGACAAGCCTATCACAGATCATAGTTTGTTAAACGATTCTGAAATGACAGAAGAGGAAATTCAGAAACAGAGAGAATTATTTGTGGCAAAACTCAAAATTATGCAATCAAATTATGAGTTGAGCCACCCAAAGAAAGAAGAGGTGCCACATGAAAATTAAAGGTATTGATGTTTCCGGGTACAATGGAAATATTAACTGGTCAAAAGTAGCAGAGAACGGCGTTGAATTTGCCATTTTGAAAGTAATCCGAAAAGATTTGCAGCCGGACAAGTATTTTGAAGCAAACTGGACAGGAGCAACAGAAGCTGGCGTTCCGGTGCAGGGCGTATATAATTACAGCTACGCAACCAACGCAGAAAAAGCGCAGACCGATGCGCAAAGAGTGATCGAAGTTCTTGGCGGAAGAAATGTGATGGTATGGCTGGATGTAGAGGATAAGTGCCAGCAGAATATTGGCGATAAGATTGTCTCTATTATCAATGAATATCAGAAGATCATTGAAGCCGCAGGGTGCAAATTTGGTGTATACACGGGTCTGTCTTTTTACAACAGCTATATCAAGCCATATCTTGAGCATATTGATTGCCCGTTTTGGGTCGCAAGATACCCGTCCAGTACGCCTATGATGATTACGGCAGACGCACCGGAAGACAAGAAGCCTGATATTCTTCATGAACTTTACGGATGGCAATACAGTTCAAAGGGATTTGTAGCCGGTGTTTCCGGATGCGTCGATCTGAATGAACTGTATGTAGCGGTAGACACGGTAAATGTCATGCCGGATCCAGAAAATACACTTCATAAGGTTGGAGAGGAAATCACGGTTTCTTCTTACTACAAATCTTCCACGGCTGGTATTGGAGATGCGATCATCAAGTATGCTTCCGGAACGATTACACGAATCAAAGCGGGTACGCACAATCCATATTGCTTTTCAAAAAATGGAGTTGCAGTAGGTTGGTGCAACGATGGAGATATTCGATCAACGGATGCTTCTGTGCAGTCTACAGATAAAAAGACAACGTATACAGTACGACGCGGCGATACGCTTTCAAAGATCGCAAAAGAAAACAATGTAACGGTTGCAAAATTGCAGAAAGACAACGGGATCAAGAACCCAAACAAAATTTATGTAGGGCAGAAAATTTTGATTCAGTAAAAAATCAAAGACGGTAAGGTGTCACAGCCTACCGTCTTTTTATTATGCGTAGAAAGTTGGTGCGGTCATGGCAGATATTGATGAATTACAGATAAAAATTAAGGCTGATTCTGCAAAAGCAAGTGATTCCATTGATAAACTTGCATCAAGTTTGGATAGTCTTGGGAAAAGTCTATCATTTGATACCAGTAAACTTTCAAACATAGCATCTGGAATTAGAAGCATGTCTGACGCGGCAACAGGGTTTAAGGGTGCAAAATCAAAAGAGATTACATCACTTGCCACCGCATTAAGCAAATTCTCAAATGTAGACACATCATCTTTCTATGGTATATCTGCGGCAATGAAAAATCTTGCTGCAGGAATGAAAGATACGAAAACGATTGATACCAGCGGCATTTTAAATACGGCTTCGGCATTATCAAAAATGGGCGGAAAACTTGCCACGGTTGGTACTGATAATCTGGTAAAGATTAAGGACGATTTGGCTTACTTTGTCAAAGGAATGAACAGCGTAGGGGCGCTTAACTTTGATACAACAGGTTTGACCAATCTGATAGGAAGTATCAGCAGACTTGGTGGTAAGATTTCTACACAGGCGACAGCCAATTTGCCGCAAATATCAGCGCAACTACAGAATTTTGTGCGCCAGATGAATAAAATCGGCGAACTGAAATTTGATATGACAAACATGAGTAGCCTTGTGACGTCCATATCAAGGTTAGGAAGCGTTGCGAGCGGCAGGGCAGTAAACAACATACCTTTGCTTGCAGATAAGCTTAAATACCTGTTTGAGACTCTTTCAAAAGCGCCTAACGTAAGCGCAAACATCATCCGGATGACAGAAGCACTTGCCAATTTGGCAAAAACAGGCGCATCATCAGGTAGAGCAGCAACATCACTCGGAAAAAGTTTGAACATTTTTAGTGGATCTGCGAACAAGGCGAAGAGTAGCAGCTTTAGCCTTGCTGCAGCGTTGGGAAAGCTGTACGCATCATACTGGCTGTTGTTTCGTGCTTTTTCAAAGATCAAGGATGCTATCGACATATCATCTTCTTTGACAGAGGTTGAGAACGTTGTACGTACCACGTTCGGCAATTATGAGAAGCTGATACAGGACTTTTCAAAAACATCCATACAGGATTTTGGCATGTCAGAGTTGACCGCTAAACAGGTGGCAAGCCGATTCCAAGCTATGGGTACAGCCATGGGATTTTCACAAGGAAAGATGGCTGACATGTCGCTACAGCTTACAAAGCTGACTGCGGATATGGCTTCTTTCTACGATATGGAACAGTCTGATGTTGCAAGGAACCTGCAGGCAGTATTTACCGGGGAGACAGAGCCTTTAAGAAAATACGGGCTTGACCTCACACAGGCTACTCTTAAAGAGTGGGCTATGAAACAGGGACTGGATGCCGACATTTCGTCTATGACGCAGGCAGAAAAGACCATGCTCCGGTATCAGTATGTTATGGCTAATACAGCCGCGGCGCAAGGAGACTTTGCGAGAACATCAGACACATGGGCAAACCAGATAAGAATACTTAAGCAGTCATTTGAACAGCTTGCGGCTATTATCGGTGGCGCACTTATTAACGCTTTTAAACCGTTTGTAAGAACTCTTAATGCAGTCATGCAGAAAGTTATTGCTTTTGCAACGACAGTAACCAATGCGTTAGGATCAATCTTCGGATGGAAATTTGAGATTTCTGCCGGTGGTTTGGCAGATGATTGGTCTGATGCAGCAGGGAGCGCGGCTGATATAGCAGACAGCACTGGACAGGCAGCGAAGAACGTTGAAAAGATGAATAAGGGCTTAAGAGCCTTTGACGAACTGAATCTGATTACAACTCCGGATAATTCAAGCGGATCTGGTTCTGGTGGTTCCGGCGGTGGTGGTGCATCCGGCGGTGGTGCGTCCGGTGGGCTGGTACAGGTAGATACCATTTTCAAAGACTATGAAAGTCAGATCAGAAGTTTGCGGGAACTTGGGGCATATATCAGCGATGCGCTATCAGATGCCATGGAATCTATTGACTGGGATAGAATTTATTCCAAGGCTAGAAATTTTGGAAAAGGGCTTGCAGATTTCCTTAATGGGCTTATTACACCAAGATTGTTCGGAGATGTCGGCATGACGATTGCAAGTGCGCTTAACACAGCAATTTATGCAGCCTTGTCATTTGGAGAAGAATTTGACTGGCATAACTTTGGAGAGTCAATTGCATCTGGTATCAATAATTTTTTTAGTACATTTGATTTCCGCTCATTAGCACAGACATTGAATACGTGGGTTGATGGGATAGAAGAAAGCATAAAAACAGCATTAGAAGAAATTGATTGGGAAACTGTAATCAGTGGGATAGGAGACTTTTTAAAGGAATTAGATTTTGACACTGTTGTTGCATTAACACTTCTTGGATCTCCAAAGTTTTTGCACAATGGAGTTGTGCTTGCTGGTGAAGCAATTACAAAGTGGGTAAAAGGCGCCTTTTTGTCAAAGATAGCTGGGACGCAAATAGAAGCTCTGGCAGGATTAGGAGCAGAAATGGTATTGCCAATAACTGCAATGCTTACAATATCAGCTGCTTCGGTAATGTTTATCGACGATATTGATGAATTACTTGTGAAAAAGTTTTCCGATTTGATTGGCGTAGATAGAAATGATGCATGGGAACAGATAAGCAAATATGCATATGTTGGCGGCGGTAAAATACAAGATATAGATGGAAATGTCACCGGAGAATATGAAACAGGTTTAGAGGATATACAAAAATGGTTCAATAGTTTGTTTAGAGAGCACGGAGGAGGAAACGTTAGTTTTGATTCAAAACACGGTGGAGCATCTATGACATTTGAGATTATTCCTCAAACAGATGCATCCAAGTGGAGCGAAATTTCAAACTATATATCGGATTGGTTTGAAAAAAGGAAGGAAACTCTGATAGAAAACATAGACGAATTTAGAGGGCACATCGAATCGTTTAAGGAAAATGTAAGTAGGATTTTTTCTGATTTAGAGAATGATATATCGAATTGGTGGAATGACATATCACCGTGGTTCACAAAAGAAAGATGGCAAGAGTTAGGAAATAACATCAAAGATGGTATTTCCACAAAATGGGGCGAGTTCACAGATTGGTGGACAAACACCGGATTCTACGAGTGGTGGACTAATGTTTCATCCTATTTTACAGAGGAAAATTGGCAGACATTTGGTGAGAATGCAAAAAATGCACTTTCTACTAAATGGAATGAATTTTCAGAATGGTGGTCTGGAACAGGATTTTCAGATTGGTGGAACAATGATGTGACGCCATACTTTACAAAGGAAAAATGGACGAACATTTCCAAAGGAATGAAAGATGGGTTGACAGCAAAATGGAATGAGTTTTCTTCGTGGTGGGAAAACACCGGATTCTATAAGTGGTGGAATCAAGATGTTGCTCCAAAGTTTACAACAGACAAGTGGACATTTAGTGGTATTTCAGATGGATTAAAAAATGCATGGAATAATGCTATAGCCGCTGTAAAACACATATGGAACGGATTTGCAAACTGGATGAACTCAAAGCTTTCTTTTTCGTGGGATGCGGTAAACATTGCTGGAAAGCAGATTGTTGGAGCCGGAAGTATAAATCTTGGAAAGATTCCTACTTTTGCCGCCGGAGGATTCCCAAGCCAGTACAGTATGTTTATGGCGGGAGAAAATGGACGGGCAGAAATGCTGGGGACTGTTGGAGGGAAAACAGCGGTTGCCGGTGGACAGGAAATTACAGGTATTCGAGATGCAGTGTACAGTACGGCGCAACAGGAAATGGAATTGCTAAGACAGCAAAATCAGTTGCTTCAAGGAATTTTGGAAAAAGAATTTGGGATTACATCCGAGCAGATAGGAAAAAGCGCTCGCAATTATGCAAAAGATTACTTTAACAGAACTGGAAGAGAAGCATATATTTTCTAATGACAAATACCGCCACCTGTGGTAGAATCATTTTATTACAAGTGGCGGGAGGAAAAGCTATGAATGAAAAAAGTGAAACAAAATTATGCAAATACTGTCAGATGGAGATTCCAGCTAAAGCAAAAATTTGCCCTAATTGCAGAAAAAAGCAGGGTGGGGCAACAAAGTGGTTTGTTGCGGTGGTTATAGTTGTAATTCTGTTGATTGCCATATTGGGCGGAAACGGAGAAAACAACGATGCAGCTGCTGATTCTACCGAGCAAAATAAAAAAGTTTCTTCTATTAGTACGGTAGATAACAAGGAAGCGACAAGAGAAGAAGTTTCTGATTCTGATTTTTTGGTAAAAGAGTATCTGTACGAAAACACAATAGGAGACACATTAGATTTTTTGATTGTAACAAATAATTCAAACACGAATGTCGCAATTTCTGGGAACGCTATAGCCAAAGATTCAAGTGGGAATTCAATAGGAGCCGCCGACATGAGCATTGATGTATTGGGAGCAGGGGAAACATCTATTGGCGTTTTCTATTTTGATAGTGTGTCCGGAATTGACAAGGTGGATTACACATTAGATTATGACGAAAACCCATATTATAAACCGGTTGTAAATGATTTATCCGTTGAACAGACATTTAATGATGAAAACGTGACTGTATCCGTGACCAATAACAGCACAAATCCGGCGCTTTTTGTAAGCGCGTATGCAATATTTTTTGACAGTAGTAATAATGTGGTAAATTATAACAGCACATATATTACAGATTCAGACAATGAGATTAAACCTGGGAAAACTATTTCGGGGCAGCTTGATTGTTATGGAAAATACGATTATGCAGAGGTATATTTTACTGGAAGAGCAGATAAATAGAATAATAAACTAAAGGAGAAGAATGTATGTACGACAAAGAAAAAGGGATTTATCCATCTGGAGGATATCTTGTTGGTAGAGATTTACCATTGGGCGGTTATGTTTTTACTGCAAAAAACGGTCAAAAAGGTTGCGTTACTCTTTACAAAAGCTATAAAGATTTTAAAGAAGAGGAAATGGAATTAACCTATGAATACTTTGAAGAAGATTATCATTTATCGCTAATGGAAGATGGTAATTACTTATTGGTGGAAAATGCAACAATACAGAAAATATAAGAGGAAGCGCAGAGATGCGCTTCTTTTTTTGAAAAATATTTCAAAATAGTATTGACTTTCTTTGCACGTACATATATTATTAAGGCATAAAGATTGCACGTGCAATCAAAAAGAGAGGAAGTGATTATGTGTCTCCATTAAAAAAAGGACAGAAACTTACTGATAATCCTAAAAATGTTAGGCTTGATTTGAGACTTACAAAAGCAGAAGCAGAGGATTTGCAATATTGTGCGGATAAGTTAAAAACAAGCAGAACGGATGTTATCAACATGGGGATTAGAAAAGTGAAAGAAGAAATCAACAAAAAATAAAGCGTTCCAACCCTAGACAAGTTAAACGCTTTATTCAACACAGCCACCAAAAGCGGTTGATACATGGATTATACCGCTTTTTGGAATGGTTGTCAAACAGCAAACGAAAGGAAGGTAAAATCTATGAGAAGCATTGAAGAAATTGTAAGAACGATACTTAATAGTGACGCGCTGATGGAGAAAGTGAATCATGTTGTGGAAATCGAGAGGATGAAGTATAACCGTGGTTGGAGTACCGAGACGGACATTGATAATTTTTCTCCGATTGGTTTTCGCAAAGTGGTAACATCAGCCATGAATTTGCTCGGACTGCCGAACGAATCCGATGAGGTTGATATTGCCTGCGAAATTCTTAAGGACATTTTCAGAAATGAAATCATAAAAAAGGATGGAACTTATTTGCCGAGCCAAATTGAGCAGTACAGATCGTTGCTTTCTCGGCTCGCAATCGAATGTGATAACGAAAAATTGTTGCGCGGCGTTGTAATATTTATGGCAGATTTGAATGATGAGGACGTAATAGATCACGACGGTATTTACCGCCTTGTAAAGAAAGGCGGTGCAAGATGAAAGAACAGCTGATAACGGAAATCCAGAGCATACAGGACGAAAAATTTTTGCAGTTTATTTTGAACACAATTATTTCATTTAAGCAGAAATGGGGGATTTGCTGATGAACAATATTCAGATTTTTAACAATCCAGAGTTTGGAGATATTAGAACAGTAGTTATTGACAATGAGCCGTGGTTTGTGGGAAAAGACGTAGCGGATATTCTGGGGTACCAAAACGGTAGTAGAGATATTAACCGTCATGTAGACGAAGAGGATAAGCAACTCACCAAAATGGTGAGTCAGGGTCAGAATAGGGATATAACCGTTATCAATGAAAGCGGTCTGTACTCCCTCATTTTTGGTAGCAAACTGGAAAGTGCGAAGAAGTTCAAGAAATGGGTCACATCCGAAGTTCTCCCATCCATTCGTAAGACTGGTACATATATAATGCCTCAGACCACGGATGGGAAGATTGCATTGCTTGCACAGGGGCACACGGAGCTTAAAGCAGAGGTCGACGAAATCAAGGCGGATTTGGAAAGTCTTAAGATGGACTTGCCGATACTTCCGGTGGAAGCCGACCGCATTACGGAAGCTGTCAGAAAGAAAGGCGTTTCAATCATGGGCGGCAAACAGTCGAGCGCATACAGCAATCGTGGATTACGCCAAAAGGTTTACAACAACCTGTATGCCAATCTGAAATACAACTTTGGTGTTCGGTCTTACAAGAGCATCAAGCGTAACCAGTGCGACAAGGCAGTGGAAGTGATAAATGCCTATCAGACGCCGTATTTTTTGCAGGAACAGATTGACGATGCCAATATGCAGCAGAGGTTGGAATTTGATTGACAGATTTTGGCATATGGTATAGAATACAAAATAATTAAAAATCACGCAGGTAGATTCAAGAAGTTTAGAACGTCCTGCAAGCCTATTAGGAATAGGTGCGGATTCGTGACCGCCAGAGATTGAAGAGATTCAGTCTTTGGTGGTCTTTTTATTTAATAAAAGCCATCAAGGAGGAATGGTATATGTTAGTAGAAATTAAGACAGTAAAAAAAGAAGAGGTAACGGTAGTAACAAGTCTTGATGTGGCGGAAACATTTGGTAAGGAGCATAAGAATGTTCTTGCTGATATAAGAAATATTCAGAATGATATTAGTAACGCTGAATTTTCAGCTCTATTCTATGAAGAGACTTATACAGCATCAAATGGGAAGAAAAATCCTATGTATTACATGAACAGAGACGGTTTTACACTTTTAGTCATGGGGTATACAGGAGAAAAAGCCATGCAGTTTAAACTGGCTTATATCAAGCAGTTTAATGCGATGGAGAAGGCTCTTATTGGTAAAATCAAAGAACGAGAAAAAGGTATTGCCGTTAGGCAGGCTTTAACAAAGGCAATTCAACAGTCTGGAGAAAATGACAGGATGCATGGACACGCATATTCTACTTATACAGATTTGGTTTACAAGGCAGTTTTGGGGAAATCTGCAAAACAGTTGAGAGATGAATACGGAATAGGGAAGCAGGATAATTTAAGAGATTTTCTATCAGAAGAAGAACTTGCAAAAGTGAAATCCGTAGAGATGGTAGTGAGCGGTCTTGTGGATTGTGGCTGGGGATATGATGAAATAAAGTCGTTTATTACGAATAAAGAAAGAAAGCTAATTGCAGCATAAAACGCGGAAGTAATTCACACGCCGGAGAAAATTGTGATTAAAGCGACCAATATCGAAGTAATCACAAAATAGATAAAGAAAAAGAAGTGGCATCTATCAAATTGGTAGGTGCTATTTTTATACCAATTTTACCGACTGTCATTTGAGACAGCCGCAAACCAAAACAGTTAGGTGGTGGAAACATGGCGTACAGCGGATGGTTGTTAAAGATTGGAAATTATACAGTTCCAATGTCTTTTATGAAACCGGAGACATATAGCCCATATGTAAATATGCAGGACTTAGATGATTATACGGACGCTAACGGATATCTACATAGAAATGCCGTGGAATTAAAGGCGTTAAAAGTTGAGTTTGAAACACGGGCTATGCTTACAAACACGGAATTTAATGCCATTATAAGTAAAATCCGTCAGCAGTTTACTAATGCAACCGGAAGAGCCTGCTATATCACGGCGTACATCCCGGAATATGACGATTATGTAACACAGTACGGATATATGGCAGATTTTCAGCCTACTATATACGGAACGTATGGAGGTCAAATCCATTACAACTCTGTAAGGCTGGCATTTATAGGGGGTGTATACGGTGGTTGATTACCAATATTCAAATTTGTTTCTAAAGGACAGTGTAGACAAACAGTTAAACATTGTATCTGATGATGGGAAAATCAATATCACAAACACCGAATTACACCAAGAAAAATTTGAATTGACAGAAAGCTTGTGTTCGGAATCTGAATTAACATTTGGGGCATGTGAAGCTGGTATGATTAAATTCACTGTGTCCAATGTATTCTTGCCAATGAAAGGCAAGTGGTTGACTGCAAAGATGACTCTTGATGGTCACGAAGATAAACCATTCCAAATAGGAAGATACAAGGTTTATTCTGACACACCTACGGCAGATCGGACGTGCCGGGATGTGGTAGCTTACGATGCTTTGTATGATATTTTATCATCTGATGTTGCTGATTGGTACAATCAGATACTTCCAAAAAAAGATAGCACGGTAACGCTCAAACAATTCAGAGATAGCTTTTTTAATCATTTTGGAGTGGAACAGGAAGAAGTATCTCTTGTAAATGATGAAATGATTATTGAAAAAACTGTAGAAGTGAAAGCATCAAGTAGCGGAAGTTCAGATACTGCAGAGACAAGCACGATAGGCGAAGTTATAAGCGGAAAAGAGGTTTTGTCTTGTATACTTGAAATTAACGGTTGTATGGGAAATATCGGGCGCGTTGGAAAGTTTCGCTATGTGTACTTAACGCAAGATATGCAGGGGCTTTATCCGGCGAATGATCTTTACCCGTCGGATGATCTTTATCCTAGAAATCCAAAGAGCACCAGCATAAGTAAAAGTCAGTACATTTCAGCACAATATGAAGATTATATTGTCAGAACGATTGACAAACTGCAAATTCGTGAAAAAGAGAATGATATAGGAGTGATTGTAGGTGATGGAGGAAACACTTATGTGATCGAGGGAAATTTCCTTGTTTATGGGAAAGGGACAAAGGAATTAAACGAAATTGGAGAAAAAACGTTATCAAAGATAAAAGGAATTATATACAGACCATTTAGTGCTGACTGCAAAGGAAATCCATGCCTTGAGGTTGGAGATGCGGTACGGCTGACTACAAAATATGAACTGATCGAGACTTACATCCTAAAGCGCACGCTGAAAGGCATACAGGCTTTGCGCGACGATCTGGAAGCGGACGGGGAAGAGTACCGTACAAGTAAGGTCAACGGAATTCAGCGGAGCATATTGCAGCTGAAAGGCAAGAGCAACACTCTGGAACGCTCAATTGATGAGACAAAATCGACAATCGTTGACGTGGAAAAGGGTTTGCAGTCACAGATCACACAGACAGCCACAGAAATCCGGTCAGAAGTAAAGAATACCACTGACGGGTTATCATCGCGGATAACCCAGACATCGGAGAGCATTACTGCAGAGGTAAACCGGGCAACGAGCGCCGAGGGTACGCTATCCAGTAAGATCAGCCAGACTGCAGAGAGCATCACAGCGGAGGTCAACCGGGCAACAAATGCAGAGGAAACATTGTCTTCAAAGATAACCCAGACAGCAGAAAGCATTACTGCAGAGGTAAACCGGGCAACAGAAAAAGAGGGACAGCTTGCGGCGGCAATACAAATTAATGCAGAAGGGATCACAAGCAAAGTTTCCCGAGACAGTGTCGTTTCGGAAATTAACCAGTCAGCAGAGGGACTAAAGATTAGAGCTGATTTGTTGGAACTCAGGGGATCTGTGGAGATGACCGGCGGGTATGTGCACATTGACGCGACAGAGAGTACGGACAACTTGGTTGAATTGAAACGGGAAGGCACTCTTGTGCAGATGGGAACAGATGGATTGAAGTCAGTAGCAGATACGAGGGAACTCACAGCCAGCTATTCGGCAGTATCAGTGCGTGATACATCAGCCAATACGATTGCACAGATGTTGTCGACCGGAAAAGGAATCTCATCCTACGGGTGGGAATCTTATTCGGACAAGCGCCTAAAACACGGTATAGAATCTCTTGATCGGGAAAAAAGCGCAGCGCTTATACAGTCTCTGCGTCCGTGCCGCTTTATTTATAACTATGACGCCGCGGAACATTACCGGCATGGTCTGATTGCACAGGAGGTACTGACTGCGATTGGAGATGAAGACTGGGCGATCTGCTCCGAGAATCCAGATCCAGATGGCAATACCTATTATGCGCTTGACAAAACGGAACTGATCGCTGATCTGATCGCTGCAGTACAGTTACAGCAAGAAGCACTAGAAGAATTAAAAAGAAAAGTAGGATGAGAAAATGGTCAATGCAAAAATTCGTGAGTTTGAGAATGACATTATCAATTTTATCAATGCAAGCAGTGATGTTCCAATTGAAGTAAAACATTTGGTGCTTAAGGATATTTTGCACCAGGTAGAAGCGGAAGCAAACCGGCACGTTATCGCCGAGCGGGAGCAGATGCAGGAAAATCTTAAAAAGGAGAGCGAGGATCATGAATAAAGCATATAACCGTATCAACTGGGAGAATTACCCAAGCGATGCTACGCCTTTGAATGAAGCGAATCTCAACAGTTTGGACAGTGCCACAGATACCATTGACGACCGTGTGATTACGCTTGACACAACCAAGGCAACAAAAACAGAGGTTGCTACACTTGTATCAGATGTGACATTTGAGGAATCTACAGGAATTATTACCATTACGAAGAAAAATGGCTCTAGGGTTACCATTGACACACAGATGGAGAAAATTGCTGTCAACTTTACTTATAACCCGACTACACAGCAGATTATACTGACTCTGATCGATGGCACGAAGCAGTACATAGATTTATCGGCGCTGATTACGCAGTATGAATTTTTAGACACGGATACAGTAGCATTTATCATCGATACAGACGGCAAGGTGTCAGCTATCGTAAAAGAGGGAAGCATCAAAGAAGAACATCTGGAACCAAACTATCTTGCAAAGGTCAAAGTAGAGGTTGCAAAGGCGCAAACAAGCGCAAGAAATGCTGCAACATCCGAGGATAATGCAAGAAGTGCGGCAACAGAGGCGCAGGATAGTGCGACAGCGGCGGCAACATCCAAAAGCAATGCACAGACAAGTGCGGCGGCAGCGGCACAATCAGAATCTAATGCAAAGGCATCTGAGAATGTGGCAAAATCAAGCAGAGATTCAGCTGTTGAATCAGCACAGACCGCGACAGCGGCGGCAACATCCGCCAGTGAATCAGCAATTACAGCTAGTGAGAAAGCCGATATTGCCACACGAAAAGCAACAGAAATTATCGGAAAAGCAGAATCTGCAGCAGATAGTGCAACCAAAGCACAGAGTTATGCCGTTGGCGGTACCGGCAGCCGGGAGGGAGAGGACTCTGATAACGCTAAATATTATTATCAGCAGGCAAAAGACGTATCAGAGGGACTAAAAGGTGGATTGCAGCCGCATGGCACGGTGGCTTTTGCAGATCTTCCGGCGCTTCCGGATGTCAATGCAGGATGGATGTACAATATTTCGGATGAATTTACGACCACGGACGATTTTAAAGAGGGCTCCGGCAATGCAGTTCCCGCCGGCGCGAATATCTACAAAACGTCAGACGGAAAGTGGGATGTTCTGGCCGGTACCCCGGTGACGGGGGTCAAGGGTGCAAAAGAAACATCCTATCGGCGAGGAAATGTCAATCTCACCCCAGAAAACATTGGGGCAGTAGCGATGAGTGGAGATACAGCGAGCAATGTCGCATCATTTACGAGCAGTGATGTGGCAGATGGATCAGCGTCATCGTGGACAAGCGTTGCTACACTGACAAGCGGTGAAAAGCATACATCTCTTTTTGCAAAGGTATCGCAGATGTTTAAAAACGTGCGGTACTTGTATAAGATGCTCGGGACTACCGACATATCCTCTATTGGTGGTGGAACGGTAACGGGGGCGATCTCGTCGCAAAACAAAGCTTTAGCGAAAACTGTATTTTACTTTAATTCAAATAAAGAGCATGTACCAGCATCTATAGTGGTCATATCTCGGCCCATAGCTTACACTAACGGCGTAGCAGAACTTGACATATCGAGTTTTAAAATAACACCTATAATAGTGTTGTCTGCCAACGTTTTAGGATCGGCGATTACTCATGGTGCTCTTGGAACAACGATTAACAATGGGACTGCTCTGCGTTCTGTGCTGAATAACACGGAGTACAATGGCACGCTGACTACAGTTTTTACGGTAATGTGTTCTATGCCAGACGTATAGCCAGCATTCTCGCCCAGCCAATTCCTACGTTGCTGTCAGCGGCATAATGCTTGATCGTTGTGCTGACGGTTGCTGTATCGCTTGTTACAGTGATAGTGTAAGTTTGTAAAAAATCAGCCCATATACCTGTATCTGTGTGAGGAGTACACAAATACCCATTTGATCCATATAAATCACCAGCACTCTTTTTTAGCCCTAAATTGTACGCAAAAGGTGTATGTGCGTTCAATTCGCCGCTTGATACTACTAACCACGTCCCTTTTGCTAATAGTAAAGTGTTTAGCTCGTATTCTATATTAGCGGACAATTTACTGCTAACTAACAGCGTATCGGTTTGTTTATAATTACCTATGTTATTTAACTGTGCTAAAGCTTTGTTTGACGCACGAAACAGATGCCTGTTAAAATATGACGTAAAAAACATTATAATTTTTTCGCAATTTAAACGTTTTTGTTGACCCAAAGTGACAAATCAGACGATTTCTGTCGAAACTTGCGACCGAAATGATTTGAATAATGCTGACAAAATTTGTAAAATAAAATTGTCCGATAAGGGCACTTCAAGTTCTGGAGAGGGGGCGATGTTTGGCGATTCATTGCCCCCTCAAATGTTACTGGCAAATAATGGTAATTTTTTTGTGTGGGGTTGACTGCAAAGAACATACGTTCTATAATGACATTAACATTATCGGTTGCAGAGATTGGAGGAGAATAAGATGGGGGAAAATGAGTGCAATGAGGAAACAGCGTTTTACAAGGAAAAAATAACTGAAATGGTCGTTAAGTGCGACAACGAGCGATTTTTGAAATTTTTATATAACACAATACTTTCATTCAAAAAAAAGTGGGGCATTTAGTGCCCCTCTTTTTCATGCCAATAGGTTATATTGTCAAATATAGTCTGTCTATGTTCTTTGCTAAGTTTCATTAGCATTTTTAAGTTATCCAGCAATTCACTATCTGACATAAGGTCTGGAAGAATATCTGGTGCGTTTTCTAAATTATCTTCCCAACCCATTAAATAAGATGGAGAAACTTCAAGAACTTTCCCAATAATTTCTATTTTATCACTTGGAATATTAGTAATAATGTTGTTTTCATATTTATATAGTGTTTGCTTTGAAACTTTTATTTTCTCTGCAAGCTCTACTTGTGAAATACCTAAAAGCTCTCTCTGCTTTTTTATCCTATCTCCGATTGTCATTTGAGTTTTCCTCCTTTCCTATTGGTAACTTTATTATAACACAAAAAAGTTACTCGTCAAGAAAAAAATAACTTGACAAGTTACCAAAATGGAATATAATAAAAGTAACTTCAAAAGTTACGAAGTTAGAAAGGAGTAGTCAGATGGTTGATACAAACAAACTTCGCGGCGTTATTGCTGAAAATGGCAAAACACAGGCTGATGTTGCGGAAATGATTGGAGTTACGCCAAAAACATTTTATATGAGAATGAGTAAGGGCGTTTTTGGAAGCGACGAAATTCAGGTTATGATTGATAACCTTCACATCCAAAATCCAATGGATATTTTTTTTGCAAAGAAAGTAACTTAAGAAGTTACTAGAAAGGAGATGTAAAAAACATTGGAAAAATCAAGATATTCTGTTTTGGATTCATCTGGAAAAGCAACGATTGTTGAGCGTAAAGACGGAAGATATATTGACATTGAAGAAATGGCGCAGCATGTCGCATTTAATGTTTTGGACGATTACAGCAAAATTCTTAATGGCGAAAAGAAAATTGATGAGACAAACATTAGATTGTCTATCAATGTTCTCAACGCCGTTGCTCCGTTAGCAAAATATTTTAGAACGGGCTGTGCCTACGGAAAGGATTAGTAGATGCAGATACTTTTGCTAAAGTTGGTTCTTCTTCCGAAATTTCTTCATTGATTTCTTCGCAGTATTGGTCGTACTTGATTTTGAAATCATTGAAAGAACCGTTATATCCACAGATTTTAGCAATAGCGTAGGCAGATACATATTCATCGTTCAAAATTACACCTCCCTTATTTGATGATAAGGGAATTATAACATAGAAAGGAGAAGAATGTTGCATAGCATTGAAGAATTAAAAGATACCCTCTACCAGCAAATCGAAACGCTGGCAGAGGAAAGTAAGAAAACATCAGATACGGAAACAAAAATTCGCATTGCAGGCGAAATCGACCGTATCGCTGAAACGATTATTAGGATTGATGCCGATTGAGTATTGATTCGATGCTAGATATGTTTCTTTCGATAGATTTTAGCTCTGAAAGATTTTTAATGCTTTTTAAATTACTTAATTTATGAACAGCACAACAATCAGAACTGGAAACATACCAAGCACAATCGCGTATGCAATCTCTAAAATCGTTAAGTGGACATTTGTTAATGGTTACCACCTCCTTATGGAGGATTATAACACGGAAAGGAGTTGGATGGAATGGACGAGTTAGTGAAAGTCAATTTTGATACACAGACAGTATCGGCAAGAGATTTATACGATTTATTATCGAAAGAAGACGGAGTTAAAGGTACAGAACGTTTTAGTAAATGGTTTGAAAGATATTCTGGGTATGGATTCGTACAGGGCATAGATTTTTCAACCCCGAACAAAAAAGTACGGGTTCAAATCGAGGGAACCAGAGAGGTTCAGCGAGAGGTAGACGATATTGATATTTCTGTTGATATGGCAAAACAGATTTGTATGTTGCAGAGAACGGAAAAAGGAAAAGAAATTCGCCAGTACCTCATCGACTTGGAAAAGGCGTGGAACACACCGGAGCAGGTATTTGCCAGAGCGTTAAAGATGGCTGACGAGAAAATCAACAGCCTTAAGGAAAACAACACAAGGCTGATCGCGGAAAATCAGCGAATGAAACCGAAAGAAATCTTTGCTGATGCTGTAGCAACAAGTCACACATCAATTCTTATCGGAGACTTGGCAAAGCTGATCTGCCAGAACGGCTATCAGATAGGACAGAAGCGGTTGTTTGAGTGGTTGCGTGAGAATAACTTCCTTATTAAAAACGGTTCGTCAAAGAATATGCCGCAGCAGAGATATGTTGAACAGGGGTTATTCGAGGTAAAGGAAAGCAACGTGCAGAATCCGGACGGATCAGTAAGAATTACTCGGACAACCAAGGTAACAGGAAAAGGTCAGATATACTTCGTCAACAAGTTTTTGGAAAGAGGTTGCGCTGATGAAGAATAGAACGAAAAACTGGTAGCCACCAACAACTCATATGGAGTTTGGAAAGATTAACAGGAGGAATTCATGGATAAACAAACGAATATTGCTTTAAGAAAAACATTGGATCAGATCGGCGCAAGCCATTCGCTCAAAGGATACACATACACAATTAGAGCGATAGAGAAATGTCTGGACGACAGGGATGTGCTTAGATGTGTTATGAAGGAAATTTATGCAAAAATCGCAGAAGAGAACGGAACTACCGCATCCAAAGTAGAAAGAAACATCCGGAACTTAATAGAGGTCACATGGATAAATGGAAATGTGAATGCGATCAATGAGATTTTTGGTTATACGGTTTCGCCGAAAAAGGGGAAGCCAACCAATTCAGAATTTATTGCGGTAATAACAGATTTTGTGTCCTTACATGGACAGGAAATTGAAAGTGATTCTTATAAGTGGCGGGAGTGAAGTGCGTATGAAGAAGTTGGCAATGGTGATTGAATTTGTAGGCGCGGCGATCTTTTTTCTTTGTATGTGTGCGGATGCAACGGAAAATCCTATTGTAGCGATACCGACCATAATCAGCTTAATTTTATTGTATGCCGGATCAAGAATTGAAGGAGGATGGCAGGATGCGGAAGAGATTGTCGAAGATCATGATTATTATGTTGATGGTGATGACACTGACGATGGTATTACCTACATTACATACGACAGCAACGGAACCGAGCGATACATGGATTTCAAATGAGTATCTTCCTTATATAAAGGATATTTCAAACGAATATCATATTTGCCCGGAAATGGTAATGGCGATCATCGAGCATGAAAGCAGTGGACAAGCCGATGCGGAGAATGGTGGATGCAAAGGTCTCATGCAAATTTATGAAAAATATCACAGAGACCGCGTCTTGGAGTAGAAGATCTCTATGATCCATATGGGAATATTCTCGTTGGATGCGATTATTTGGCGGAGTTGTTTGAAAAATATGAGGGAGACATGAGCACAGTTCTTATGATCTATAGCGGAGAATCAGATGCGTTGACCATAACATACGAGAATCGCACTGAATACGCCAAAAGCATAATGAACAGGACGGTTGAACTTGAAAGACTTCATGAAGAAACGGAATCAGACTTTGGAGAGGGTCTATAAATACTACTACATTATAATACGAGGAGAATTTCAAATATGAATAAAGAAACAATGGAAAACAACAAAGTGGAACTGGCAGGCGTGATTATTTCAGAGCCGGAGTTTATGTATGAATCATACGGAGAGAATTTTTACAAAATATCTCTTGGAGTAAAAAGAAAGAGTGGCGCCGTAGACGAGATCCCATTAACAATTTCAGGAAGACTGTTTGATATGGATGACAGATATTCAGGAATGGCGGTAAGGGTTTCTGGAAGTTATCGATCATTCAACAAACAGGAAGGTACCAGACGCCGGTTGATCTTATCTGTGTTTGTTTGTGACATTGAGGCGATTGACTCAAAAGATGCGAATATTGATAAGAATTGCATTACGATCAATGGATATGTTTGCAAAGAGCCGAATTACAGAGAGACGCCACTTGGTCGCGAGATCACAGACATGCTGATTGCAGTAAACAGAGATTATGGGAAATCTGATTACATTCCGTGCATTGCCTGGGGAAGAAATGCAAGATTTGCAGGAGGATTTAAAATCGGGACCCGTGTTAAGTTGATTGGCAGAATCCAGAGCCGAGAATACGACAAGAAGATTTCTGACACGGAGTTTGAGAAGAAAGTGGCTTATGATGTTTCCGTAAGCAAATGTGATGTGATTGAGGAGGGGAAAAATGAAAATAACAATTAAGAGTATTCACATCGAGAATTTCAAGGGAATCAAGATGCTTGACGTGACTTTCTCGGGCAAAACGAAGATCAGCGGACAGAACGCCGTAGGAAAGACAACGATCTTTGATGCGTTTACATGGCTGCTTTTCAACAAGAACAGTTCTGGAGAGGAAAAGTTTAATGTACGACCACTGAACGAAGGAATACGAGTTGATAATGTGGAGATCAAGGTGTCTGCCATTCTGGATGTAGATGGAAAGGAAGTTGAACTTTCCAAGACACAGAAACAGAATTGGGTTAAGAAGCGTGGAACCGATACGGCAGTATTGCAGGGGAATGTTAATTCGTTTGAGATTGACGGCTATCCGAAGAGTGAAGCGGATTTCAAGGCATATGTTTCGGAATTGGCACAGAGCGAGGAAATGTTCAAAATGCTGACTAATCCGCAGTATTTCTCTTCCTTGAAATGGAAAGACCAGAGAGATATTCTTATGAAACTTGTTTCAGAGGTTTCAGATGTAGAGTTGGCACAGACGGACGCGAAGTATGCGCCATTGCTTTCGGAATTAGAGAAAGCACCGTCTACGGATGATATTAGAGCAAAATTTTCCAAAGCATTGAACGAGTGGAAGAAGAAGCAGGCAGAGATTCCAGTCCGAATTGACGAAGCCATGAAATCCAAGGTTGACATCGATGTTGCAGAACAGGAACTTGCGAAAACAGACTTGGAAACCAAAATTGCAGATATTGATGCGAAGATCAAAGATTCTGACGGAGTAATGATGGAGTTAGGACGTGAAGAAATGCAGCTGCAGTTTGATATGTCTGGAATTATGCAGACTATGAATCGCGATCTGACAAACAGGAGAAGCGAGATCGAAGCAGAATTACGCGATTTGCAAAACGAGATGAAGCGATTTGCAGATACTATTGCTTTGAAAGAGAGACGGGTTTCAGAAAACGAGACGGTTATTTTCAATGCTGATTCAGAGCGGAAAAGGCTTGGAGAGGAGTACAACGCAGAAAAAGCAAAGGCTTTTGATGAATTCCCATATTTGTTTCATGAATCCAAGTGGGTATTTGATGAAAACAGCACCGTTTGCTCATTGTGTGGTCAGAAGTTGCCGGAAGATAAAATCGAGCAGTTAAAGGCTGATTTTGAGAGCCGTAAGGAAAAAGCTAAGGCAGATGCGGAAGAAAAACTTAAATCAGAAAGATTTAAGTTTGACACTGACAAAAAGGTTGAATTGAATCGGCTGATTACTATTGGTACAGAGAAGAAAAATCTTATTGCTGAACTGACAGAGAAAAATACAAATTTGCAGGAAGAAATTGAAGCCTTAAAGAAACAGGAGAAGGATGCCATTGCCAAGAAAGAAGCACTCTCTAAAACGTTATCTGAAATGCCAGTGGAAGCAGATTATTCGCAGAATGAAGAGTATGTGAAGATGAAAGCCAGACACGATGAAGTTCTGGTAGAAATCGAAAAGATGAACGCCAATGGGGAGAATGCAGCAGTTGAATCATTAAAATCTGAAAAAGAAGAGATTCAGGCACGTCTTGATGAAGTAAACAGCACTATTGCAAAGGCATCCATGAATGTTGAGATTGATGAACGTATATGGCAGTTGCAGGAAGAACAGAAAGAAATCGGGCAGAAAGTTGCAGACCAGGAACAGATTCTTTACATGTTGGAAGAGTTTATTCGTTTCAAACTGGATAAGGTTTCTGAAACCATCAACAGCCATTTCAAGACAGTTAATTTCAAACTCTTTGAAATGCAGTTAAATGGCGGTATGAAAGATTGCTGTGAGTGCACCGTAAATGGAGTGCCGTATTCGACTTTGAATAGCGGTCATAGAATTGTAGCCGGACTTGATATTATCCGTTCTCTTAGCGAGTTATATGGCGTTATCGTGCCGATTTTTGTGGATAACGCAGAGAGCTTAAATGATTTCAATGTGCCGGATATGGATGCACAGTTAATCCTTTTGAGTGTATCAGCGGACAAGCAGTTGAAAGTGGAGGGTGTTTAAATGGGAGAAGTTATCAAATCTTACAAAGGATTTAACAAAAATATGACTTGTCGTGGCTTTCAGTACGAAGAAGGAAAAGAGTATGAGGAAGAAATCGTAGAAGTTTGCGATCATGGATTTCACGCTTGCGAGTATCCGCTTGATTGCTTGAATTATTATTATCCAAATGAAAGCGTATACCACGAGGTAGAGCAGAGCGGAGAAATCCAGAAACATAATGATGATACTAAGGTAGCATCTACAAAAATTAAGATCGGAGCAGAAATTAGCATTGCGGGTCTTGTTAAAGCTGCAATCGAATATACAGTAAAACGTGTAAAAAAGGACGCTGAAAGCGATGAAAAGCATGGAGCATCCTCGGCAACCGGATACAAGGGAGCATCCTCGGCAACCGGCAACTGTGGAGCATCCTAGGCAACCGGATCCTATGCAGAAGCCTAGGCAGACGGGGGCTAAGGAGGATCCTAGGCAGACGG